AGTAGCTACTATGAACCTTATGGATACTGTATTTGTAACTGGTTCTGGTGATAACCTGAAGTTTGGTGGTCAGTTCAAGACTTATCAGATGACTAATGGTATTGAGCTTACTTTGAAGTATTTCCCGTTGTATGATGATACTACTTATAATCGTCAGTTGCATCCGGTTACTCTGAAACCTCTGGAGTCATATCGTATGACATTCCTGGATCTGGGTCGTCGTGATGGTGAAGCTAACATTGTTAAAGTAGTTCGTAAAGATCGTGAATTCGTAACTTGGTATACTGGTGGTGCTGTAGCTCCGTCTGGTTATGCTAACTCCAAGAATACGCTGAGATCTAACGGTAAGGATGGCTATACGGTATTCTTCCTTGGAGAAATGGGAATAATGTTAAGGGATCCACGTGCGTGTGGGGAACTAATCATGGAAGCTGAAGACTAATTCTAACTTTTTTATACATTTATTGGTAACCTTGCGGTAAGTTTAGCGTTATATAGATATAACCAAAACTTAAGATATTATGTTACGATCATATGATGTTTATAAAATAACGAACAAGGTAAATAATAAAGTATATATTGGAATTACAAGTAAAGGAATAAGTGCTCGGTGGAAAGAGCATATCTATAGTGCCGAGCACGACTGTCCTTTCAAACTTCATAGAGCTATACGTAAATATGGCAAAGAAAACTTCTCAGTAGAGCTTATAGATTTTGCAAATAGCTGGGAAGAACTAACTAAAAAAGAACAACAATATATTTCCGAATATAATAGTCTTCAAGATGAATTTGGATATAATATGACAGAAGGAGGAGACGGAACTTTTGGTAAAATAGTATCTGAAGAAACTAAAGAAAAAATTCGTCAAAAGGCTATAGGAAGAGAAGTTACTGAAGCTACCAGAATTAAACTATCAGAAGCTGGTAAAATAGTAACTGAAGCAAGAGAAGCTTATTGGAAATCTGGACAAATTGGGGCTACTAGAAAAAAACCAGTGTTACAATATACTAAAGACGGAGAGTTTATTGCAGAATACTCTGGAGTAAACGAAGCATCTAGAAAAACTGGTATTCATGTAACTACACTATCAAATGCTTTAAAACAGAGAAATATAACCGGTTCTAAAGTAAACCCTTATATATGGGTGTATAAAGAAGATTATCCTGAAATTCCTAAAACAGTTCCTACTAGTTTATTCGCTAAAGATCCTGATTGGAAACCTACTATATCTGAAGCTTGTAGAAAAGCTGACTTAGAGTCTAGAAAAAATAGAAAAGCAACAGAAAAACAAAAACAAATTGCTGTTGAAAATGGTTTAAAAGTAGCTAAAGCTATTTGCCAATATGATAAAGAAAGTAATTTAATAAAAGAATATGTTTCTATTATAGAAGCTTCAAGAGTTTCAGGATGTGACAGAAGAGGTATTCAAAGACAACTACAAAATCCTGTAGATCCTAATAATAAACGAGCTTGGAATAATACTAAATATATTTGGAGATATAAAGAAGAACTAACTGAACAATCTAATTAATTAATTATGGAAGTAATCGTTAGAATAATTAAAACAAACCCTTGGACTGGTATTACTAAATGGTCTACATGTTACGACTATATCAGTTCATACTGGACACGTTCTGGTAATTTATATACTGGTTTAAGTGCAGAAGATGCAACCAGATTAGAAAAAGAGATTGGATATGCAGAAGGATAGCTTTCACCTGAAAGCAAATTTTGGGATACATTTGCTATTAAAATTGGTAGGAAAGATCTAATTCTGGATATCGACAGACCTGAAGATGAACTTAAATATTTGTTCTTGAAAAAGCATAAGAGAGTAGCAGATGGGCTTAATAATGTAACCGCTTCTACTGATTATGTTATTATCAATAAAGATAGCGAAGCTAAAGAAGTTAATAAGATTAACAAGATCAAACGTGAAGCATATAGAGAAATGGATAAGATGTCTGTTGAAGATATGCGTAAGTGTCTTAGACTTTATGGTATCAAATCTGATACACTGTCTAATGAAATGGTTGAAGCTAAGCTTAGTGAACAGATTGAAGCTGCACCTGATAAGTTTATAATGAAGTGGGTAGAAAACCCGAATAAAGAAATTACTTTTGTTATTGAAGAAGCTATTGCTAAGAATATCATTCGTAAGAATAGAACTCAATACTTCTTTGGTACAGACTTAATTGGTAATGGTATAGAAGATGTTATTGCTTACTTGAATAATAAGAAAAATCAAGACATTAAGCTTGCCATTATGGGAGAAATTAAATCTAAATAATGAAAATATCTGATTTACATAAGGCATTTAAAGTTCTCATGGATAAGAATTCAGAGGCAGTCGCTTTCGGTGGCTGCCCTGCATTCCTACCCGAAGAAATAGATCTATTTCTTAATTAGGCATATATAGAGGTAATATGTAATAAGTACACTGGCAATAATACTTTAAAAGTAGGATTTGAAGGTGCAGTTAAACGTATTGCTGATCTATAGAAACTAATTAAGACAGATACAGCATTATCATTAGTATATCCATACTCACATTCTAATGTGCTTACTTTATCTAATTTCTTTAATGACGGAGAATAGCTTAGAAGAATGTTCTATGTAGATTGTGTACTTCACTTTAATGGGGAAGCAGCAATATGTTCATTAACAGATCATGAAAAAGCTAAGGGTTTCTTACAAACATATAACAATATACCTTGGATTGAAACTCCTATAGCAGTATTAGAAGATAATACTTTAAAGATCTATATAGATCCTATACGTATGTCTTCTGAACAATATACAGCAGATATCACTTATATTAAATATCCTGAAACTATTAGTTATAAAGACTATAATAAGGATATTACCGAAGTACCTGATTATGTACTTAATGAAGTAGTAGACAGAGCTGTAGAGATTGCTCTAGAGACTATAGAGTCATAGAGAACACAAACTAAAGTACAACTTGATAGCTTAAATGAATAATGAGTCCACGTGAAATGCAAATAGAGGTAGAAAGAAGACTATAGCTGATTAGTCCTACATTAGCTATTGATAATAAACTACCATCTGATACTATATTATCATTTATTAATGAAGCTGTCGATAAGTTCTGGAAGACTAGATATTCAGGTATCAATTTCAAACAAAGAGGCTTCGAGTAGGACTAGAAACGTACTGATGATTTACGTACTCTAGTTACTAAGCACACTTATAAAGATATAGATATTTCTAAGGTAAATCAAGAGGAATATACAGTTACCTTGCCTGATGATTATGTTATATTATTAGGAGATACAGCGGGTATAGCTCCAGCAGATGGAGTAATAAATAATTGCTGGGAGAAGGATGCTTTAGGTAACTATAGAATAAAGTACAGCGATACTATAGAGGGTACTATTGAAACTGTTGATAGAATCAAGGAAAATTCATTGTCTGAGTATCGTCTAAAGTATACTAAAGCTAAACCAATCAGACTCATATAGGATAATACAATTACTTTATACACAGATGGTAATTATAAAGTAGCCGAATATACTATTGAGTATTTAAAGAAACCAAGTAAAGTAGACCTTAAAACTAATCCTACTGATGAGTATATAGACTTACCTGTTCATACTCATATGGAAATAGTTAAATTAGCAGTATAGTTAATATTAGCTACTTTACCAAATTATAATGTATATTCTAATGAAGTAAATTCAATGGAATAACATTAACAGAAAGCGCTTATTGACGTGGAAATTAAACTTTTAAACAAGTTAGGAAAGTAGAAAGTAAGCGAAAATAGACAGAAGCGCTTAATATGTCTAATCTAAAATAACAATTACATTATATGATAACTTCAGTTCACACCGTTCTTATCGGTAAGAAATGTCCTGCTAGCTATATTACTGTAGATGCTTTGAAAGCTGGTGAAGTAGCTTTGTTTGATCAGAATAAAGCTATCCTTAAAACAGCAGCAGAAGCCGCTAAGGCTAGCTCACTCTATGTAGGTGTTGCAGGTGAAAAGATCAATGTTACTATGCCTGATGGTAATGTTACTTAGAAAGCTAATATTGAATTCTCTAATGAGATTCAGAAGAGTTCTAAACCATCTGCCGTAATCGGTCAGCATGTAGAACCTACTCAAGATAAAGTAGTTATTACTTTGACTGATGCTACTATTGTAGCTGGTCACAGATATGTACTTCGTGTATTGTATAAAGATATTGAAGCTAATAGCTTCCAATTTACTCATACTTATGAAGTATATGCTGAATCAAATGAAGCACAGAAATTAGCGGAAGCTTTTGTAAAGAAAATTAATGCTCACAAGAATCGTCGTATTCAGGCTGAGAATACTGATGCTGTTCTCACTTTGACTGCTATGGTTAAAGATGATAATGAAGGTGTTTATTCTCTGAATGAATACTCTGTAGTAGATATGGAAGTATCTCTGTATCATACTGTTCCTGGTGCATTGCTTGCTAATCAGCCGGAAGCAGTATCTGGTGCTACTATTGCTAAGACTCCAGGTAATCCTGGTAAAGGTTTCTGGAAGCAAGTTCGTGATGCAGAAGTACGCTACATGGGCTATAAAGGTCATGTGTTTACTGGTGCATATCCTGAAGTAGAACAGGCTCGCAAAGTAGTAGAAGGTACTTCTTATGACTATGCAGTAATTGAAAATGATAACCTGTATCTGAGTAATGACAACCAATATATTAAGACTACTCCGTTGACTACGGAAGTATACTGTCCTAGTATGGTTGGTTCTATCGTTGATAAAGGTATTCAGTCATTTATCAAAGGTGAAACTGTAGCATAATAAAAACAGTGTTTCAGTGTGCTGACAAGGGCTATGGGGCTAAATAGCCCTGTAGCCTTTTTTATTTAAAAGTATTAATATGAAGATAACTGGTATAACAATAGTAAAACACAACATAGTAGTAGAATTAGATACAAAGATACCTGATTCAGTAGATTCAAATTTGTATTTATATATAGACACACTGAATAACTATTCTAACAGGAGTTCAGTAAATCCTGATAAGCATTCATATAAATTATTAGTATTAGGTACAGACTATAGCTCTGATGTAAAGATTGACGAATAGAGATTATATATAGTAATAGATTCTAATAAATTAGAAAATATGTGTATGAGTGCGTTTATTGCTACTATAGATAATTCAAGTCAATTCTTTTTCAATCAAGCTGATATATATTATAAAGAAGTAGAATTACTATGTAAGAACTGTAGTACTTGTTTAGATGATCAGCAAATAGATAGAATGATATTGTTTTTATTGAAACAAGATCTGTTAAGTTACGCTATCAATAATAACTTAATAGACGATGCAGTACAGTATTATACAGATATAGCTAGAATGCTAAATATATGTTTAGATACTAAAACTACATTCTACAATAACCACGATTGCTTTGCTTGTAATAAAACTTGTAGAAACGGAGTTTGTTCATTATGCTAATAGATGATATATATAGAATAGGTAAAGAGTATAACTTAAAAGTTAAGTACAACTCTAATCAAGGTATACCTTGTATACGTAAATGGGTTTGTGCTAATCATATTGCTCGTCTATTAGAAAGTGATTTAAAGTTTACAGATGAACAAATAGATTGTCTTAGAGCATTGATAAGCAAGTTAGTACATCCTTTGGATGAAATGTGGAAGGATACTTCAGAAACTGATGATAAAGCAATACTGCTAGAACAAAGTTTAGGAGTAGATTTAGGTATAAAAACATTCTATGACGAACTTTTAATTTGTGAAAAATGACTCCATTAGAAGAACAAGTACAGAAAAATACCACATCTATTAAGACTATATCAGATAGTCTAATATAGTATGCTAAAGATACAGACTTAGATAAGTCTAATGAGAATATATCAGCTAATACATCTGATATAGAAGAATTACGTAATAATATAGGCAGTCTACAAACTCAAATTAATCTATAGAATCGTATTGAGTAGATGAAGGATACTAATATAGTAGATGCTGCTAAATTAGACTTACTTTAGTATGATGGTAAAAGATGGTCAAATATTGCTGCTAATAAGGTAGTAACTGGCTTACTTGGTAAATTAGTTGATTTACAAGATGTATCTATTAATAATTTACGTAATGACAATGCATTAGCATGGGATAGTGAATTATAGAAGTGGACTAATAAGAACCTGAATACAGAGATATATGATGATGTATTCTTAAGTAAGATTAAACCTGATTCTACTGCTTATGAAGTGTGGTTTAAAGAATCAGCAATATTTGGTCAAGAAGGTTTCGCATCAGGTCTTACTGGTTTTGGTGGTAAGATTGATAAGTACGGTCATGCTGAATTTGATAGTCTTACTTTACGTAGATTCCTTGAGGTACCTGAATTGAGATATAACCGTGTAGAAATTCAATTAGGTGATAAATGGAATGCTCCTGGTGCAGGTGTAATAGAAAGTGTAGAACAAACAGATGAATACTCAGGTGTTATTACACTGAAACTAGAAGAAGGAGAATACGGAGCTGTATCAATGGGTGACCTATGTATGGGTATATACCATTCAGAAAAGACAGATGAAAATGCTGAAAATGATGAAGATGATGGTAGAGGTAATAGAAAGTTTGCAGGTTTCTATACTGTTTACTTTGAAGTTACTAACATACTAGATGCACAAAATAAGAAATTTGGTTACAAGCTTAGACCAGTAGATGATTATTGGAATATGACATTTCACCCATGTGCTCAAATGAACTTTGTTGCATATGGTAATAAGACTAATGTAGATCGCCAAACATCTTGTTACTCAACTCGTACTTATACACGTTACTTAGTAAACTAGAACACTTGGGATTAGAGAGCTAAAAACATTGCGATGCAATTTGGTAATCTTGATAATCTCAATATGTTTGGTTACGATATGAGAGGATATTCAGCATATCTTAATTCAGTATACTTTACTGGTACTATTACTCAAGTAAAGCCAAATGGGGAAGAGATAAGATATGCTAATGATAGAGGTCCTTGGGAACCAGATACTCATTATGACTACTATGATAGAGTAAGTGTATTAGGTTACTTATGGTTATGTGTTAATATAAATGGTACTGATACCAAACCCAGTGATAGTAATCCAGATTGGTTAATGCAAGTATCTAAAGGTGATACAGGAGAAGGGCTGATAGTACGTAGATCTGAATGGTGGCCTGGTAGACTATATTGCAATGAAAGCGAAGTATCTCCAACAGTACAACCATTGAGATACTTAGATATTGCTTTAATTAAAGATTTAGGAACTTCTACAGGCTATAAGGCATACAAATGTATATCTACTATAGATAGGGGATTAGGACAAGGTAAACACTTATCTTCTAGCGATAATAAACCTGGTACTCCTGGTGGAGCTGAATATTGGGAAGAATTAGCTTAGAATGTAGCTAGTATATATACTGATCTAATAATAGCTAAAAATGCTAAATTAGACTTTATTACTGGTAATTCATTAAGAGTAGGTTATCAGACTGGTAATACATCTAATGACTTTCATGTAGTAGCAGGTATTACTGGTGAAGGCGGAAATGACAATAATTCTGTTCGTATATGGGCTGGTACTACTGAAGAGAATAGATCCAAAGCTCCATTCTTAGTTAGACAAGATGGTAGAATGGTGGCTAATAACGCATCTATAAGAGGAGAGATAGAAGCCTTATCCGGTACCATTTAGTCACTTGAAATTACAGGTATGCTATTTGGCGGTACAGAAGCAAACGGAATGAAACTGTTCTCTAGTTATATAAAGTTTAAGGAAGGAGAAAGAGAAGCAATAATAGGTACCCCTAATTCTTTAGGTTACTAGTACTTTGGTTCTTTTAAAAGTAATGCTAATGATTTTGGCGTTGCATAGATAAATGATGGTCTGTACTTTGATATTACTGGCAGTTTAATTCGTAATATGGCAATATACGGCTCGGGAAGTTTATCATTATATGGAGATGTGGTAGGTTATAAACTTAGTTATGCTACAAATCCTTCTGAAAATTAGATACTGTATCAGCAATATTCAAGGACTATATTTATAGGTAGTAGTGTTAGACGTATGTAGTATGGATTACCACATCTTGATAGTGTAAAAACAAAGTTAGCCATACAAAATCTTGAATGGGCTGTTCCTGTAACATTTGTTTATAACCCACGTAGTAATCCAAAAGAATGCAATATATGGGGTAGAGGAAATAACGACAGTGATTCTAATAGACCTATATTATATGATAATAATGGTAATAGAATAGAATAGATTACTGTGAATGTAGGAGATGTTATGGATTTTCTATTAGTATATTCACAAAACAAATATTATGCAATACTTAGAAGTAGATCTATTTAATTATGAAAATAAATTTTGCACAACTGGAAGTATACACTGACATCCAAAAAGCAAATAAGATTTGTATGGATGCTAGACAACAATTAGGTGAATTAATTTATGAAGTAGGTAGTGGTATTAAAGCTCATTCTTTAGCTTTAAAGATATATAATTCTGAAGGTGAGCTAGAATATACAGATGAAGAAGTACAAGTTATTATGCAATTTGTAAATCAATACTGTAAGCCTGCTATCATAGATGCTATGAATGCATTAAAAACAGAAGACAAGTAATATGATTACAAAAGGAATTAGAATAAGTTAGTTAGTCGAAAGGAAAGATCTCAATGGTAAAGAAATAATTCCTTTTCAAGATGGCATTCATAATGGTAAGTTAAGTATATAGTCCTTAATAGATTATATAAGGGATATATCTGATAGTGATTTAGAACTACAAGCTTTAATAAAAATATAGAAGTTTGTAGATACAGTATCAGAAATGGACTTACTGTTATATCAAGCTAAAGAAGGAGATATTTACTACTGCAAAGAAAATAAGAAACTATACGTTAGAAGTTTTAATAAGTGGGATATGTTAGACCCACTTACATCTAAAGTATATGTATTAGTAGGTTTAGACGAGTATAATAGAACTAATATCATACATCTTTGGGATGGTAATGATATGGTAGTTATGTCAGAAAGACTATTTATTGGAGAAGTAACTGGTACTGCGTATGATGGTGGTAAAGGTAAGCATTTAGCTGATATAGCTAATAGTTTACCTGATAACGTCATTAGAGAAGTTGCAGACTTTACTACAGATGGTTCAACTGTTACTTTCAACTATGAGTATGACGTTAAACAGGAATCAGGTTTGTTTGATGGTGATGCTCAAGGTAGTAAAACTATTCCATCAGCTACTACTAGTAATGCAGGCGTTATGTCTGCTACAGATAAAGTAAAAGTAGATAAGATAGTTACTGACGGAGATGGTAATAAGTATTTAACTGATAATGGTAATTATCAGGAATTAATAGAAGATACTACAGAAACTATAAAGACTACTGATGCTATACCGGTTGCAGGTGGTCCGTTAGCTGACTTACTTAACAAAGCTGGTATAAACAGTATTAGTCCTGATACAAGCATGTAGGATTTATTTGTATCTTTATTTACTAAAGAATTATGGCCTACTAATCTTGTGTTCAAAGAAGGTACAGTTAGTGCAGCTATTGCAGCTCCTTCATTTACATTAAGTAATACAGGCTTAGTAGAAGTAGGTGCTACTGTTACTATTGGAAAGACTACTCTATCTGTTGCTACTATGTCTACTACAGCTAGAACATACAGTGGATTTACTTATGGTTATAGTTCTACTAATGATAATACTAAGGATTCTTCTAATACTACTATAACAGTTAATGCTAGTAACGCTGCTCTAAATTCAGTTAATTATACTATGAAGCGTACTACTAATGGTAGTGTAGAGAATGCTACTGCTAATACTAATCCTGCTTAGGTTACTTTAGATAGCAAGACATTTAAAGCTATTGAAGGTACTAATACAGTAAAAGTAGATATAACTGGGCCTACAGCTAATGCTACATTTGCTTCTATGCCTGTATATTACGCATGTAGTAACTTAGGTAAGACTAGTGAAGAACACAAATCAGTAGCTAAAGATACTATTACTAAGACTAGCTCAACTCCTTCTAATTCCAAAACATTGAATGTTACAGGAGTATATCCTTACTATACTAATAAGGATAATATTACAACATTTGCCAAATTAGGACTGACTACTAATAAAACATTAGATGTTACATTTGTAGCTGAAACAGCAAGCAATAAACACGCATTTAAGATACCAGCTAAGTTCAATGTAACTAAGATTACGCTGTTGAATACACTTAGTGGTAAGTATGAAGACTATAGTGTTAGTAGATTCTCTGTTACTACTGAAACTATAAATGTACAAGGTACTGATGTACAATATAAAGTATATACTCGTAATGATGGAACTAACGGTTCATCTTCATTTAAAATAACATTTGCTTAATTATGAGAGATAGAGGAACGTTTAATTTTAGTGGTAATCTTGAAGTAAAGAAAGATGCCCCTCTCGAAGCTAGATCGTTAGTTAATTCATATGCAGATCTAGTAAAACCAGAGACCTGGACAGATGAATAGGGAGGTATATGGAAATATGACTGTATGTTAGTTTCCTGTAAAGATAGACCTGGTAAAGTATATCAATTATCACCTGGCGCTGACTATACTAAAGAAAGTAGTTGGATTCTTATAGGTGATACATCTGAACTTAATAACAAAGTACAAGAATTTATAGATAGTAAAGGAGCTCCAAATGGTTTAGCTTCTTTGAATGAAAGTGGTATTATTCCATCTGCTCAATTACCGTCTTATGTAGATGATGTAATAGAAGTTGATACTTTTAGTAATTTGCCTGGTACTGGTGAATCTGGTAAGATATATATAGTACAAGATACTAATTTAACTTATAGATGGTCAGGTACAGGCTATGTAGAAATATCTAAATCATTAGCATTAGGTGAAACTAGTTCTACTGCATATCCTGGAGATAAGGGTAAAGCTACTACAGATAAATTGAATAGAATACCTGATAAACTAATTACTGATACAGTAAATGTAAATCAATCTACTACTGAAGCAGTTTTAAATTTTACTACTTATAGACAAGAAGCGTAGCAAGTAGGTAGAAATACTCTTACTATTACTTCAGCTACTACATCTCAAGCAGGTTTAATGTCATCATCAGATAAAACTAAACTGGATGGATTAAAAGATCAAGCTGGTATTACTTCTGATATTGATGCTGTATAGACTAATTTAGAAACACATATTAATAATAAGTCTAATCCTCATGAAGTTACTAAAGATCAAGTAGGATTAAGTGAAGTAGATAATACTTCTGATGCTAATAAGCCTATATCTACTGCTACACAGAATGCTTTGAATAGTAAGTTTAATGCTTCTGACGGTAATGCTTTAAAGTAGACAATAGAAAATATGCCTAATCTTGTAGTTACTGAAGGAAGGTTATCGCATAAAAATGACGGGATATCACTTAGTTTAATACAACAAGATCTTAAAGACGAGGCTAATAAGGATTCAATTCTGTTAAAATTTAATCCTGCAACTGATAGTACAGCTGGTATTATTCTTCCTTCAGATAAGACCAAAATAGATAAAATAATTACTAATGGTAATGGTACTAAATACTTATCTGACAACGGTACTTATAAAGAAGTACAAGGAGGCAGTGCAGACATTGAGTCTTTGAAATAGTATGTTAACGACAGCATTTCAAGCGCTCGTAGGGTTGGCTACATGATGCAACTTACAGAGATTGACGCCTCCGGGTTGGATGAAAATACATGGTATCCGGTTACGATTGCTGCTGGAGAAAGAATGAACATACGAGTAGAAGTACTAGTAGCATTAGATAGTGGTACAAAACCATCATGGTCTACACATGAACATGGATTTAGTGTTCGCAAAATTTGGGAATTTGCTCCATATGCCTGGGGAGTTAACTCAAGAAGTATATTTGCTGTACATTCGTCAGATTTTAATTTTGCCAATACTGATCCGGTACGAGGTCTATCTACTTTAAGTAACTACGACACATGCTATGTTTATGTACGAGGTGGCGGTAAATATCACTTTTATGCTTCTCATGGAGCAAGAGTTATTCTTCATACTGACACATATGCGCCAGGTTCGGGTAGCCAAAGCATTAGTCCAACTACTGAAATTCCCGACCTTATACGAGAAATAGATTATTCTAATTATGGTAAAGTAATTGATGTCCCGAATGGTTCATATTTAACTATGAATAAAAATGTAACTGGTACAGAGGCAATAGAATTTATAAACAACATCTTTGGGTCAACAGATAGACTGAAAGAAGTAGTTATGGATATAATTGAACATCACTAGAAATATTCATTTCATAGTTACGTTTCAAATGTCAATTGCCTTGGAATTAGTAATGTATACGTATATTACGAATATACAAAAGAAGAATATGATTTCCAATATAACGTTAGTTATTATACTACTAATGGTCCTGTTTCCAAGCGCATGGCATTCAAACTAATGCCAAATAATGAAGATTGTGTTGCTATTTCAGAAGATTTACTTCCAGATTGGCATAGTATCAAAAATGTATTAAACGATGGTAATGAATTCAACTTTGCAGATGGAAAAATAGGTGAACGGGTATGGTTAAATTATAGATCTCGTAGTGGTAACACTGTATCTGCTGGAAAACTATATATTGGTGACGGTCAAGCGACCGGAGGTTTTGCAGAAGTGTATGCATCTGGGTTCTTTAAAGAATCTGACATTAGACTTAAATCTAATATAGTTCCATTAAATCACACATTAGATCAAATATGTAATATACCTACTGTAGAATTTGATATGCATGATAAACACCAGATAGGTACTGTTGCATAGGATTTAGAGAATAACTTTGCTGAAATAGTTAATACAGACAGTGATGGTATGAAATCTGTAGATTACTGTATGTTAGGAGTAGTAGCAGTAGAAGGTATTAAACTACTTAAGCAAGAAATTGAAGACTTAAAGAAACAAGTGGAGGAGTTGAAGAATGGAAATGCAATCTTGGGTAGAAATTTATAATAGAATACCAACCAAATATATACAATACTTAAGTGTTCCTCATTCTAATGAATGTCCTACTAGAGCTGAAATAAACCGTAAACTTACTCACGCTTGTACAACAGATTCAAATGAATTGGCAGATTAGGCTTCTATCACATTAAATTTCTCTGAAAGGCCAATATTAACATCTGATTCATTAGCTGAAAATTGGTAGTATAATAGTACTACACATCTTCTTAATAAGTTTTCTATTGGTGAGAATGTTTAGGATTATACAAATAATTATACAACCAAAGTTACCGGTCAAACTCAATTCTTTGAAGTGTTAAGGTTAGATAGAGGAATATTGAGTGTAAGGCCTTTAAGTAATAATCAAACAAATATGATGCGTACAGCAACAATAGCGGTTACAGCTATGGGTGAAACTACACATATATATCTATCACAAGGCGCTAATCCTTTTTAAATTAATAATTAATATGGAACCTACAAACGAATTAATTACAAAGTCAGAAGCTTATGCAGAAGGATTCAGTGTTGTACCTAACAATGAATGTATGACAAAAGCTGAGTTTGTTGCTAATCTGCCAACCCCCCCCCATTTCTCATATGACTTTCCGTCGGGAAATAAAAGGAGCATTGTAATAATAAATGGTAGCATTGCATCTAAAACTATACAGATAAATGATGATACAGTAGTACTTAATCCTAAAGATGTATGGACAAAATCTTATTATGACACTACTCCAATAGATGTAATTACACAAACAAATTTAGAATTCAGAATGATTCATTCAGAAGGTGATCCTAAAAGCAATGATTCACAATGGTTTTTTCCTGATGAAAATTTAAATGCACAAGCTGGAAACTATTTACTAACTGTCTCACAAACACATGAACTTTATCTAGTATCAGTATTTTATATTACACAGTAAACAATAGAAATAATGAAATATTTTACAATTGAGGAAATGACAAAGTCATCTACAGCAAAAGCTAACGGTATAGACAATACTCCTTCCTCTGAAGGAGTATTAAAGCTGTAGAAGCTAATAGAGGCTGTTTTAGACCCTTTAAGGGAATGGTATGGTAAACCTATCAAAGTTAACTCAGGGTATCGCTGTGAGGCTTTAAATAAGGCTGTAGGTAGTAAAGCTAAGAAGAGTTAGCACCTATACGGCGAAGCAGCTGATATTACTGTAGGTAGTAAGACAGAAAATGAGAAGTTATTCAACTATATTAAGGATAATCTTCCATTTGATCAGTTAATAAATGAATCAAACTTCTCTTGGGTTCATGTATCATATAGAGAAGGGAGATTACGTAAACAAGTACTAGCGCTATGAAAACAATCCTATATCAGCCTTTATTTATAAATCCTTAGGCATACTTTGTATTTCCTTAGTTGTATCATATAGAGAAGGGAGATTCCTATATTGAACCTGCTAATATTACTGGGTAGCTTATTATAAATGATTTAACCAAAGTCTTAACTTCAACTCCTACATTAAATGTAGTATAGGATACTAATAGTTAAAAAGAAAGCTGATAATTGGTTTGGTTTTACTATTGGCATTCCAAAAAATAATTATTATAATCAATCTTATAAACTTAAATTTAATATCAATAAGAAAATAGATGATATTAAATTTAGTATAGTTAGTACCAATGGTAACTTGATAACTACAGCTGCTTATTCAGTATATATTAATGATGGTAGTATAATAGATGTTCCTATTATTAGTGAAGAAATTTTCAATAATAAAGAAGAAACTAATATTTATTATGATTTCGGAACAAATAAGGATATTGAAATTGATGTTGAATTGATAGCGAATTATCCTAATCAACTTTGTTATGATGGTAAATCCTATGCTGTCGCTTATGGATTACCTATTCTAACTGATTATACTATTATTGCTGATAGAACTTGGTTTAAAGATAAAGTAAAAAGTTGGAGTTATTTTATTGATAAAAGTAAAGCTTTTGTTTTTGAAAGAACAAATAATGGAAATAATTTTTCTGCTAAATCTTTTGCTGCCGAAACTTCTATAAATATTGAAGAAAATAATGTAAGTTATCAAACAAAAACTTCATATAATGGTAATATTATTAATTATCACTCTGACCAATCGGATAATGATGATAGATTAGTTATTGGAAGTACTAAAGATCTTTTAGGATATCAATGTTTTATTGGTTGTCACGGTGATATTCTTCTATTCAATCGTACTCTTACTGAATATGAAATATCTTGGGTAAAGAACAATATGATGTGTTCTAAGCAGCAAGAACCTGATATAGACCTATAATGTATCTGGTGCAGTTAAATTAGGCTTCTTAAATATGGAAGAAGTAGCTAACTTTGCAGGTACTATTAAATTTACAAATGTGGTATAATGAAGAATTCTATAAAGAATAATATATTTGGTGCAGTAGTATATTTCACTACTGCATTATTACTTAATAGTAGTACATCATTGCTAATGCTATTTGTTAAAGAGAATAGCGATAGATGTCATTACTATAATGGTAAATGGAATAAAAAAGACTTAGCAATCGGAATTTCATCTATAGTACTAGGTTCTATTGCTAAATATTTCATAACTTTAATTTAATGCATGTATTATGATAAAACAAGAAAATCCTAACTTTTTAGCATCCGTGTATGCTCCTAACCCAATGGAAGTAACATACTGGATTGACTTATTCAGTGATGCTAATGGTAATGTTATAAAAACATATGATGGTAAAAAATGGATTCCCATCAACAACACAGAAGATAACAAACAAAATTCTCAAATAGAACATTTATCAAATGTTATAAACGAGAAGGCAAATAAAAAAGACGTATATACCATAGCTTAGACAAACGTTGCAATAAACAAATCAAAGACAATTGTTGAAAACGTTCTTACTTCTACTTCTACAATTACCGCTTTATCTTCCGCTCAAGGTAAAATATTGAACGATTTAATCGCAGAACTTACTTTAAGAGTAGACGCTCTTGAGAATGCGGCACCTTCGTTTAGGGAATAATATAAAAAATGTAAGTAAGAAGCGCTATTAGTTAGTAATACAGTTTATTTCAAATTAGCAACTTATACTCAAACTATACGTCAAACTATACGTTTTAATAATAAATCTCAAACAAATTATCAGTCCTAGCAGATTTACCCCCTTTTAATCTCTAGGACTTTTTTGATTACATTATCAGACTTTTAGCTATGAATTATTATCAGATAGGAGAACAAACAATGTCTATATTTAAGAACATGTTTAGCAGTGCTGAAAAAGTTACAGTAAGTGCTATAGGTGGTCTATTGTCTGTATATTCTCCAGTATATGTTCCAATATTAGCTTTAGCTGGTATTATAATAGTAGATTCATTATACGAATGCAAAGCTAATAAGAAATAGAGTAAGTACCGTAATGTAATAGGACATTCTAGAAGATTATATTCCAAAATATTTTATAAGCTAAGAGATTCTATAGTAGCTATATGCGGAGCATTTACTATTGAAACTTTTATTATAACTTCTGTATCAATACCAGCTGTAGAGTTTGTAGCAGGTGCTATTGCTCTAGTAGAGTTTTTCCAATTACTTGAGAATTTAGGTAAGATTCATCCAAATTGGAAAATATGGGGTATACTACAGAAAATAATTGAGAAAAAAGGGGAATAGATTTTAGATGTCAGTTTAGATAAAGAATTTTCAGATGATACCAATAATACTAAACATAATTAATTGGTGCAGTAAGAATTTCAAAGTAGTCGCAGTAGGTTTAATCAGTTTACTTATTGCGACTATTTTTATTTAGCACAATTAGTTATAGGAGAAAAACGCAGAGTTAAATAGAGCTACTTCTAATGTTAGAGCTTACTAGGATTTAGTATCTAATAATTAGGAACATAATAGAACTTTATAGCTTACTATAGAAGAATTAAACCATAGTAATGATAGTTTATTATTATAGTTGAAATAGACTCAGAAAGAACTTAAAATCAAAGACAAGAATCTAACCGACGCTAGTGTAATCAATACTGAGATTAAAGATTCTGTGAAGACAGTAATCAAAAAAGAAGCTATAGACTTTGAAGAAGAACTAAAGCTTAATCCATTAACAACTATCATAGTTAGAAGAAAGGACTCAATCCTTACAGCCAAAATAGATTTAAAGAATCAATAGACTATTCTTATATACAAGAAGAAAGAGTATAAGAATTTCTATAAAAACAGCTGGGTTAGATTCTGGCACTTTGATTGGAAGAAAATAGAAACAAAAGAATATCAAATAGTTAATACCAATCCACTTATCAAAGTAACAGGTACAAGAATAGTAGAAGTACCTAAGTAAATAATATATTCAATAATTATTAATCAATAATAATATGCATAGAATATTTCGTGTAAAAGCTTATGAGATGGAACACGGACCTCATTTCAATGAGGAACACGCTCGTAAAGCTGTAATGAAGATGGAAAATGAGGATGGTACTCGTGGACAACATTGGTCATTAGAGGAAACTTCTGCTCTAGCTAGTCAGTATGGTATATCACTTAGTGGTAAATTCAACCGTTACGATTGGTATGTAGCATTGAATATGGTATACTCTGATTATTACAAAGTACTGCTCAACATCACCGGATCTAATAATGTTAAACATTACGTAGAATTTGCTAAAGCTTGGCTGAATGACAAAGACATTGACGAAGGTAAAATGTGGTATTATTATCAATACGTAATGTGTGACAAGATTAGAGAAGCCGAAATGGAATGCTACGAAGAAGAACTTGAAAAACATGAAGTAAATGAAGAATCTTACGGAATGTTTAGACGTGGTTCTAGAGGTGGTAGAAGTAGAGGTGGTATGAGAGTATACAGATCATATCCTTTGTATCGTGAAGAAGATACAGAAGATTATGATAGATATGATCATGAAAATGAGAAAGAATACAATCCTTATAATGAATATAGTCGTAGTGGTAGATCTACTCGCTATATCAGATATTAATAAAAATCAATTTTAAAATAAATCAATTATGTTAGAAGATAGAATTATTGTGCAAGATCGTGGTATTGATGCTGGTCTTGCTGCTTTAATGCAAAATGCTAATAAAGGTAGTATGGATCCTGCTGCTTTGCTTGCCATGATGAACAATAACGGTATGGGCGGTAATGGCGGCTGGTGGTGGATCTGGATCATATTGCTATTCTTCTGTTGGGGTGGTAATGGATTTGGATTTGGTGGTCGTAATGCAGGTGCTCTGGCTTCTGAATTAAACACTGACGCTAATACCAATCTGTTAATGCAGGCTATCAATGGTAACAAAGATGCTATCAGCACACTTTCAACTACTTTGAACTGTGATATTAATTCTGTTCAGACTGCTTTGAATACTATCAATACAGGTGTAAGCCAGATAGCTTGTGATACTAAACTTGCAAGTTGTGAAGTAATCAATGCTATTACTTCTGGTAATGCTTCATTAGCTTCTCAGTTAGCTAGTTGCTGCTGCGATGTTAGATCATCTATAGCTGATGTAAATAACAATATTACTAAGATGGGTTATGAAAGTCAATTATCTACATGTAATTAGACTAATACATTACAGAATGCAATTACTTCTGGTTTCAACGCTTTAATGGCTGACAATGCTACTAAGTTTAACATTGTAGGGTCTAAGATTGATGCTCAAACTCAAATTATTAATGATAAATTCTGTCAGCTTGAAATGCGTGAAATGCAGAACAAGATTGATTCACTTCGTCAAGAAAACAATCAATTAGCTTTGTCTGCTTCACAGTAGGCTCAAACAGCAAATATAGTTAATTAGCTTAAACCTATTCCGGTTCCTGCTTATTTAACTTATAATCCTTATGGCTGCAACGGTGGCTTTGGATATGGTTATGGGTATAATGACAACTATGGTTATGGTTGTGGATGCTAAGAAAGGAGGTAATTATGTTTTATCCTTTCTTAAACTATTTTAATAGAAATAGAGTACGCACTGTAGATAATTATGGTATTCCTGTATTAAGGACGAACTATGTTACTACAGACACAACCAGTACTTCTGTAACGTACGGATTATGTCCTAGAATATGGAGATAGTTACCTTGTCAAGGATTATTTATACTTCATGTAACTTCTACTCCTGCTAGTACCGCTACTGCTACAGATTTAGTATTTTTAGATCCGTGTGTGTTTAATAATAGAATGATAGACAATACTGCTACTGTTATTACTTCTACTGGAGCTAAAGCTTTATTGAATGGTTCTGGAACACAAATGACTAATAATGAAATATTAACTGGAAATAGATATTTGATTTATTATAATAAGTGTGACGGTATATTCCAAGTAATAAACATATTGTTACACCTGCAACTCCCGCAGCTTAATAATAACTAAGGGCTCTTAATTGAGCCCTTAAAATCTTATGCTTATGTTATTCAATCAATTAAATATAGGTGATAAAGTATATATAATAGAAGTAATAGGTACTTTCAAGAAGACAACCGAATATAATGAAGGTTAGGTTACTTAGGTAAGCAATGTGTATGAAGAACCATTACCGCCTGGTTAGTTTCCTATGCCTAATCAATAGCGTAAAAAACTAGTGGATATAACTATTCAATGTAATGGAGAATCTAAAAAGTTTACTATACCTGAAAATAAATCAACTATAACAGACAGCTCTTTAGGTTTAACTATATCTACAAATAAATAGGAAATAATAAGTATAGTACGCAGTCAGTATAATACTTATAAATAGAGAAAAGAAGCTATAGCAAAGTGTGATGAAGAAATGTCTAAGTGTCAATAGCTATTAGATAAGTTAGAGGTAACCAATGATACAGACAAAGAAGATTCAAAAATAACAGAGCTTCAAAAAGAAATAAACGAATTAAAGAATATCATAAGGAAAGCAAATCAAATGGTTCCTCAACCTATGAAAGAGATGTTACCATAGGATATGAAAGATGCAATGAATAAGGTTGGTCAATAAGATCAACCTTTTTTTATTTTAAGGCTGTGTAAGAAGAGCTATTAGTTATTTAAAGGGATTGTAAGGGTGAGCATATAAAATGCAGCTACGGGCTTTAAAATGCGTTTTAGTCTGTATTAACGTTAATATTTAATAAAATGAGTCTTAATAATCTTATTGATAATATTTTATAGATTGTTCGTAATAATAATATAGCAGAATCAGAACATATTTCAAGACATTAGATTGAATTATGGATTCACTATTATAGAGCAATGCTTATAAAGTAGGCTATTGATAAAGGTTACGATGTTGATGAAGCGTATGTCACTACATTAGAACCTATTCATCTAGACAGAGTACAAATAGTTCCTGGTAAGTTTGTATTCGTTGGTGAGAAAGAATTACCTACTTTAATCAATTTCAGATATAAACCAGGAGTAATAGCTGTACGTGATATGTTTGGTAACCTAATATAGTTAGGTAGCTATACTAAAGCTAAATTGTAGAAGTATAGAAAAGCTACATGTAAAGACTATATTGCTTGGGTTAAGAACAATAAGATATATGTCGAAGGAGATTCTAATCAGTTAGAGTACATAAGTATAGATGTAATACTTTAGGATCCTACTAAAGATATACCTTGTTATAACCCAGACGATGAATACCCAGTTCCATCAGCTATGGTACCTATTATTGTGTAGATGATATTAGAGAAAGAATTAAGAGTTATGGTAGCTTCACCTAGTGATGTTACTAATGATTCTAAGGACGATAATCAGAATAGATATAGTAATAAATGAGAGAAAGAGTAAAATATAAAAGAAAAAGCTATACTATTGCTGATTTTTATATTAATTATAAATAGCAAATTGATGCTAACACCTAGTATGATGTTAATTTAAAGACATATAAAGCAATAGTAACAGATTATTTTAAGTACATTAGAGATGAAATAATGTAGAACTGTAAAGAATTTAAATTACCTTGCAGGCTAGGTACTTTATAGATAATAAAGCATCAACCAAAAGAATTCTCAGGTAAGAGTTTGAGATGGGATTGGAAAGCTACTAAGGAAACAGGTAAACCTGTATATTTACTAAACGATCATAGTGGTTATTTCAAGTACAGATTTCATTGGTCTAAAAAGAACTGTTTATTAACTAATAAGAGCAAGTATTAGTTCATAGCTTCAAGAGAAAATAAACGCGCACTTGCTCAAATTATTTTTAATAAATTAAAAGATTATCCAGAATTATAAGTTATGATAAATAATAGAATGATTAGCTCCAAAACAGTTCTGGCAAAGGTCATTTCAGACCTAGATTTAAAGGAAGAAGAAATTAAAATATCTGATATCCGAGAGTGGATATGTGAGGGTTTACTTAAGATTGGAGCTATACAACAGTATGAACACAAGGTATCTATACTACCTGTTAAATGTCATTAGGCTTCCTTACCGTGTGATTTATATAAACTTGGTTAGGTAGCATTTTCGTTTTGTAATAGTGGTGGTTGGTTACCTATGAGAAAAGCTACATCTAGTTTTGGAGTATACCACGACAAATGTATTGACAAACTGTGCATGCTTATACCAGATGCTGGCTTAATACCTTTAGTAAAGAACTTATTTAATTTAGTATCTGATAGAGAAGCTTTGGATAAGCTTAATTCAGATTCTAATATGCGTGATACTTTAAGTGCTTTAGTAAACCAATATACTGTAGCTAGTCCATCTAATAGGTATGTAAATGGTAAGTTTGCTCATACCGATGGTACAATGTACAGCGCAGATTTATAGTATATGACAAAACCAGGTTATATTATGACTAATATACCTACCGGTTTTGTCAAAATAGAATATTATGCTATATTTACTGATGAAGAAGGCATGCCTATGATACCAGATATGGAATCCTATAAAGAAGCATTATTGTGGTACGTTACATTAAAATTAATGTATCCGAGAAAGCTAAAGGGACAAATATCTTAGTAGGATTACTTAGAAATGAAGACTAGCTGGAACTACTATAGAAAGTAGGCTTATGCTGAAGCTATGTTACCTGGAGTAGATGAACTGGAAAGTATTAAAAATACCTATCATAAGCTTTATCCAGAATTTAATGATCATGATACTTTCTTTAGTACTACTGGTGAAGAACAAATACTTTATAATTAGAATAGATTATGATTAGTAATACAGCTCAAATAAATACATTTTATGGTGGAATGAACACTGATAGTGCCGCCAGTATGTTACCAAGTAATCAATATAGATTTGGTTAGGATGTTCGTATCATTACTGATGATTCTAGTACTAGTGGTGTTCTTTAGAGTGTAGAGGGTGCTAAAAAGTATAATTATGGCATCAAGAGTACTGAAGAAATAATAGGTACTGCAACTATTAATGATATTGCTGTAGTAGTTACTAAGTTAGTGGATGGCTATAATAAGATATATCGTATAGAAAATTTTGATTCTCCCAATTTAGTTAGTACAGTTGTATTATAGGGAAAATTAAGGTTATGTGAGGAAGCTAATTCAAATCAATTGAGTATAGTATTAAATTATGAAACACAATCAAATATTAAAGCTTACTTTACAGATGGCAATTCATCTATTAAGGTAATTAATATTATGAGTGATAAGTATGTAAAATATCCTAATGAAGATAATCCATTAGTAGATTCTGATGGTAACATACTTAATCCTGATAGCATTGATATAATACCTAATGCAGTGTTACCTCCATTTGAAATTACAGAAATAGTATCTGGTAACTTTCAAGCTGGCATGGTATAGTATTGTTATAGACTATATAATCCTCATTCTCAACAGACATCTATATCTAGTTTGAGTAATTGTGTGCATCTAGATGCTTCTAGTATTAGTGCTAACTTAGTAGATCATTATGGATCATAGAAAGATTCCTATACTGGTAAAGGATGTACTATATAGGCTCCATTAGATACTAAAGATTTTAATAGGTGTACTATTATTCGTATCTTCTATAAAGATAACAATTCTACTCCTACTTATTCTATAGCAGATGATATAGAAATAGATACAGACAAGAATGTAATAAGTTATACAGATACAGGCAGTAATTAGCTTAGTGTTATGACTCAAGAAGAATTTAACGCCTTTACTAGTTATGCTTTTATTTGTAACAGTATTACTTCTGTATAGAACAGATTATTTGCTTCTAATATTACAGAAACCTCTTGGGTTCCTATGATAGAAGATAATGGTAAGCTAGTAGAGTATGATGCTAGAGCATATAGAGCAAATAAGGATGGTAACGTTAGATTAGAAACTTCAGATCCGAATGATTATATGTACTTTGGAATTGAAGACTATGACACAATGCGTAAAGTTCCAGCGCATCACGATTGTATTAACCCTTATAATGCTAAGAGAGACATTAGTGGGCAGTTAACTATATTACCATATGTTTACGGTAAGGATGATAAACTAGGAGGTAACGGTCTTAATATAGAGTATAGTTTCGTATATACTGAATTAAAGGAAGACTTTATTTCTATTTTAAATGGCGGGTTAAGAAACAATGTAGGTATTAGCAATAGTTCGGAAACTGTAGAAAGTATGGACTTATATCATGTAGATCCAACAGATATATTTTTTAACAAATAGGAACTAGCTACTACTAAGAAAATAAAGACTGCCACAAGATAGAAGAATTACGCTGATCCAGTAATATCTGCTTTATTTAGAAGTTATCAACGAGACGAGGTATATAGATTTGGTATAGTATTCTACAATAGTAAATCTATAGCATCACCAACATTATGGATAGGGGATATAAGATTTCCTAACATGGATACTTTTCCAGCATTTAATTAGGATATAGGCAATAATGTATTTTAGTCTATGCCTATAGGAGTTAGATTTACAGTAAAAAACTTCCCTATAGACGCTGTATCATATGAAATAGTTAGATGTGATCGTACTGAACAAGATAGAACAATTGTATCACAAGGAGTAATTACTTCACTACATAATTATAAGATAGTAGAAGATAGAGATAACGGTGAAGTTGGTAGAGGTACGTCTAAAGATACGAATGAGTACAGACCAATGCCATTTTTGATGAACAAGCGTAGGCAAATGGTAATGGATCTTACCGGTTCTGTATTTAAAAGAACTAGTACTATAGATACTAACGACATAGCATCTGGGTATTGGAGATTTATATCTCCTGAGGTTTGTTTTAATGGAGAGAAAGCGGAAGAAGTATTCAAAGATAATGTGTATATTAAATAGGAAAGTCTTATTCATTCTTACTTTAGTACAGCAGAAGTAGATACAACCACTGGAGTAAATGTATAGAATTGGGTAGGAATGAATAATAGAAGTGTATATCCACCTAATAATACAGTTGTAAATTCATCTGAATATAGAAAATGGACCAAGGTAGTCAATAAAGATGACAGCCAATCTGAAAATGCAGCTCAAGTATTTAAAATTCATAAAGATGATTTCTGTGGGGCTTACATACAAAAATTCTATTCTAAAGGATCTTCTATCTATAATTCAGCAGAATAGACTATTATAGATGCTAAACTTGCAAAAAATATACCTTATAATGTAACTAATAATGGTGGTGTAGCTCCTTATAAGATAAATATAGGTGACATTGCTTATACTAATTGGGCAACTAGTGAATTTTATAAAGCTGGAGATAGTGATAATGTTGTTACCTATGGTCCAGCTGGGCCATGTATGATACTACAATCTTCTGAATAGGATAAGCAAAGTATAGAAGGAGTTTCTGCTTACAGAGACTCTAATATGATGAATAATTGCGTTGTAACTGTAGTTAATGTTAAAAAAGCAATTATACCTTACAGTGGTAATACTTATTCATCTAGAACTAGTAATACTTATATACCTGTTGGAGCTTATGGTAATAAAGCTAATAATACAGTATATGCATTTGGTGGTGATACTTACTTAGGGATACTAGACTATCCGTGCCAGATGATATTTCAAAGGAATGATGTAAATGAATGGAATGAAAACAAGAGATACTTTGGAGCTTACATTCCTTTAGAAAGCACTATAAACCTAAAGTTATCTATGGGTGAAATGACCAATAGAACATACAATGCAGGTACAGGTGCAGTGGATGCTTTTATGCAATTAGAGCCTACTCAAATGTAGCAATATCATTCCCAAAGTAAACCATATTATTTGTATAATGATGTTTATTCAGTAACACCAGATGCTAAATTATTCAGTACTAGAGGTCTATACGATGAAGCTAATGTAAAATCAGCCAATAGAGTGTATGTATCACAGGCTAAAACTATCAATGAAAATATAGACAATTGGTCTGTATTTAAACCAGCTAATTTCATAGATGTAGATTATCAGTATGGAGAAATAACTAACATACGAGGTATATTTAATAGATTATACTTTTGGTAGAATAATGCTTTTGGAGTATTATCTGTAAATGAAAGATCATTGATACAAGATAATAATGTAGGTTAGTTAGTATTAGGTACTGGTGGTGTATTAGATAGATACGATTACTTAAGTACTTTAAATGGTACTAAGGTTATTAATGATAGAAGTATAGTAAACTCTAGTAATAGCATTTATTGGTATGACTAGGATAAGAATGAAATATGTAAATCTACAGGAGGAGGAATAAGTATAATAACAAAAGACTGTAACGTACAATCATATATGAACACAATGTATAGTCAGAAAACTAAAGGAGCTAATTCATTGTATGATAAGAAATATGATGAAGTATGGTTTAGATTATATAATAAGTCTTTGATATATAATGAGAAGCTAAATGTATTTACATCTTTATATACGTTTGATCCAGATTTTACGTTACCTCTCAGAGATAAGGTTGTAGCTACTAAGAATAATGAATTTTATATAATAAATTCATTAGATATAGAAGGATTTGGTGATACAAGTAAGGATATAAGACTACGAATCATAGTAAACAAAGATCCTCAATATACTAAAGTATTTGATAATATTGCATTACAAGGAGAATTTATAGATCCTAATAATAAGATATTAACTAATGACATATTAGATGGAATAAAATTCAATACTAAACATCAAGTAGCGAATAAAGAAGGAGAAGATTTAGTATTTGACTATCGTGAAGATACTTATAGAATGCCTGTTCCAAGATAGGATCAATTCGAGGAAGAAGACAATATGTCATTTCCTGCTAGAATGAGAGGTAAATATATGGTTTGTGATTATAAGTTTAAATCAGATAAGGATTATTCTTTTTAGATACCTTAGATAACAACTACTTATAGATATTCTAGAATTTAATATGAAAAAGAATAAAAACAAAAGAAAAATATAGATTCCTGCTGCGTAGTTTGGTTTGCCGGTATCTTTAAGTAACATGCAGGAATTACAATCCTCTATATCCAGAGGCATTGCTCCTAATAATCCTAGCAACCTTATAGTTAAAAGTAATCCAACTAACGTTGGCATAGGAAATATATCTGGTATAGCTTAGGCAATACCAGGAGCAATAAATACATTAACTAGCCCTTTCTAGACATCTACAGCTACTACAGGCGGAGAAGCCACTATGCAATCTATTGCAGGTATTGCAGAAGGAGCAGGATCTGGTGCACAACTTGGTATGGCTATAGGCGGACCTGTAGGTAGATTAGTAGGCGGTATAGCTGGTGCAGCTGCTGGTCTCATAGGTAAAAAAGGAAAGGCAGCAGAAATGACTTCGTTTACCGACTTTGATGAAGGTACTCTGGGCACTGGCTTAAGAGGTGCATTTAGAAATAAGAAACTTAGAAGACGTAGAGCGGCTATAAGGTTGAATGCATTTCAAAATAGAGAAGCTGTAGCTGGTACAGAAAGATTAGCTAATGAATTTAATGAAGATAATACGGAATTTGATACCGATGTATTTGAATACGGAGGTAATGTTCCTTCATCATTAGCTTATGTAGATGATGGAGAATTAATACAAACTCCTGATGGATCTGTTAGCAAAGTACCAGAACAAGGTCAACCTACTGATAGTAATTTAGTTGATTTACCAGAAGGCAGTAGAGTGTTAAGTAATACTTTAAAAGTACCCGGTACAAGTAAAACCTTCGCAGAATTAGGGGACAAGATAATGACTAAAAGAAAGAGTAAAGGAAATGATATATATGCCTAGAATGCAGATATGCTTAATGAGATGAATAATAAAATGTTGCATGATAAGTTGTTTACTATGCAAGAGAATCTGAAAGCTAAGAAAGGCATAAAGAATAAGAGTAAGAGTATTGAAACCTATTATAATGGTGGGGTATCTAGTAGGCATAATACTATAAATGTGCAGGATAATAGATATAATTTAGGGGATACCTTCAAGTATAAAGGAACTACATATAAAGTAACTGGTACTAATAAGGCAGAACCAGTTGTAGCTAGAGATACTTGGGGCATAAAAGGTGACGTTACAGCTCCTTGGGATAATTATGGTAGAATATCAGAAGTAAATGCTGGTACATTACCTGAAGTAACTATTAGCGCTCCTAAAGCAGTAGTTAAAGAAACTCCTAAGACTACTTCTAGAGTAATGCCTAGAATTACTAAATCAGCAGTTGCTCCAGATATTATCCCAAATTTAGATACTATTAATGAAGATTTTAGTATAGATGCTACTCCACAGGATATTAGAACTAGAACAGCCGTAAGCCCAACAGTAGAACCAGTCATTACAAATCCTAATGAGGAACCTGTAAGATTAGATGGATTAAATGATTTAATTAGTGGTGTAACTTCTCTTGTTCCTATAATGTCTAATTTGTTTACTAGTGGTCCTGAAGCAGTACCAGCTAACTATAATCCTTACGCTACAGCTATTACTAATACTATGAGTAGACGTAGATATAATATTGATCCGTTACTCAGAGACATAGAAACTAATAGAAATGTAGCTAATTATGCAGCTAGTCAATAGAGAACTAATACTGGTCAAGATATGGCATTTAGATTACAAAATGCTATTGCTACTAATAAAGCTATTGCTGCTGCTAGAGCTGCTGAAAGTAATGCAAACAATCAGTATAAAGCGGAATATGCAAATACAATGAATAATTTAGGACAGCAATTGGTTCAAGCTACCAACTTAGCATCTGAACTTAATGCTCGTAATAGAGCTGCTGCTAGAAATATTCGCAGAACTGGTTTAGGTCAATTAAGTCAATGGGCTCAAAATAGAGAATTAATGAGTAATCAAAGAAGTAGAGATAATGCTATGCTTAAATTGTATGATCCGTTCTTGCAAGCTGGATTTACTTCTGCTGATATGAGTCAATTTAAGAAATGGTTAAATAAGGGAGGTAATAAATAATGACAGCTAATAGATATGATTAGGCTGCTGAAGCCCCTATAATGAATACGTACGTTCCTATTAACTTTGGTGAATTATATAGAATAGGAGCTACACAGAAAGCAGCAGTAGATGAGGCAGCTAAATAGTTTAGTACAGCACTACAGAAATTTGGAGAATTCCGCTCTCCTTCCGCTGTAGATACTTAGAATTGGTATAACTTAACTATTAATAGAAAAGATGTACAGAACGCTATCAATTAGATAGCAAATAATCCTGATGCTATGAAGGATGCTTCTTTTAGAGCTAACTTACAATCGTTAATTAATAGCACAGATTATTCTTCTTTATCCTTACTTAAGGAAAGTGCGGATAATCTTAGAGCTGGATTGGAGATGAGAGCTAAGATGGAAGCTGAAGGAAAATATAAAGAAGGATGGGATGATTCTAATATTCCTCAGTATGATACACTAGGTAATAAAAGAGTATTTAGCGATATTACTCCTGTTAGATACATGACAGCTGATGAGCTATCTAATCCTTACTTTAGTAATCTTAAGCCTAGTAGTTTAGGCTCTGTATGGAAAGATGGAGTTAAGTATAACAGAGCTGGCATAACATATGATACATTATATGATATAGCAAATGCTAGATTTAATGATTTGGTAAGTACTCCACAGGGACAGAAATATTATAAAGAAGCATTACAAGCTGCTGGTGGTAATGAGTCTGTAGCTAGAGAAGCTTTTGTAGGAATGATAGCTGATTCACAAAGAGATAGAATTGTTAATCAAGATACTGTTGATCCGTTGTGGTTAATACAAGCTAAACATGCAGCTAGCAGAACAGGTAAAGACGAAATAATTAGACCTAATCCTACTAGATTAGACTTCTTAAATGAATCTATTACTAGAAGTGTACAATCTAGAATTGGTTCTAGATTTGATCAATATAGAAATTATATTGAAGGTCTAATAAGTAAGTATCCAAATACTAAGATAGCTCAAGATGCTAAGAAAGGTGTATAGAATATTGATAACATGATGAACTCATATATGCAACTTAATCAGGCTGCAATGCAGTATTCTAATGCTTATAGAGCTACAGGTAATGATAATGACTTAATAGTAGCTAGAAGTGCATCTGATGCAGCTGATAGATTACAAGCTCAAATGATTGGTCTTGCTAATAAACATGTACTTAGAGATGAATTCCAAAAAGTATCTGGCTTCTCTCCTATATCTGTAAGTGGTAATAAAGAGTATTCTAAACAAGGTTACTTAAAAGGTGTAAACTCAGCTTTGGATATGATTAAAGGTAATGTTAGCTTACTTGAGAGTGATGATTTATTAACTGGTATAGGTGGTTCACAACAAGAAGTAAAAGATGAAAATGGTACTACTAAGAATGTATACCAATTTAATGATTCTAGAGGTTTCCTATTACCTGAAACAGTATTTCAAATTGTTTCTGAAACTACTCCTAGAAAAGCAGAAAGAGTAGCAGGTATTGGTAGAGATACAAGTTTCCCATTGAAGGAAGTACTAGAATCTGGTAATCTAGCTGATGTATAGTTCTTACCTGAAGGAAAAATGGTAAAAGTAGGACCAGGTACGTTTGCTTTATCTGGTAAAATAAGAATTCCAAAGGAAACTATAGAACAAACTTTGGGTACTGGTTTATGGAGTGATAAAGGTCTAACAAGAGGATTTGCAGATAACTTAGTAGCTCCGTTTGGTAGACAAAGCACTAGAACTGCTTTAAAGGATTTATACAAAGCTGCTGAAGTTACAGAGGTGGTTGGAGAAGATGGTCATGAATATTTTGAAATGAATATATTCAAAACACTGCCAAATACTAACAACGCCCCAGAATTTTGGCAAAGAGTAAATCAAAGATGGCAAGGTGGTTCACCTACAGGTATAGGCGGTACTACTCAAGCTAAGGAAGAATATGGAACTTCTGCATTACAAACATTAGGAATGTATAATTGATAATTATGAAGAGAAAAGTATACGATACATCATTAATAGATAGTATAAGATAGAGAACAGCTTTATATGATGCTTACTAGGCTCCTAAAGCTAATATAGAAGAATATTTCCATACTATGGAGAACCCCTCTTATGAGGGGGCTCCTGATGATTATGGGGTTACAGATTGGGTATCTAATGCTTTTAATGATTGGAATCTCAAAAGAAATGAAGCTATTAGAGATAGTGCATTAGGTGATTATGTAATGGCTGATTAGGATTATAATACAATTCTAAATGCTAAAAATTATATTCAAGCTGTACGTAATATTAATACCATACTTCCACAATTAAGACAAGACCCTAATAACCAAGACTTAAAACAGTAGGTAAAACAATTATCAGATACTATTCTTAATAACAAGGAAGCATATGATAATATCTTAAATGATAAATTAAATGATTCTTCTTTGAATACAAAGCTGAAAACTGATTTCATTAATGGAAATTGGAATTCAGCTTTAAGTGAAATAGATCGTTAGACAACTGAACAGATAGATAAAGCAACAGGGTCTTATGCAGATCCTAATACTTTGTATGCTAAAAAGAGTTCTGCCTTATTCTAGGCTGATATTGCTCAAAATACCGCTGATGAATACAATAGTAAATTAACATCCGATTACTATCGTAGAAAGTCACAACAACCAGGCATGGATCTTACTGATATAGATACTTATTTGTTTAAATTACCAGGTTTATTGGGTTCTTCAGCAGCTACTATTACTAATGATATACTTACTACTGGAACTACGTATGCTACTACATCTATAGGTTCTAGTTTCGGCCCTATTGGAGCAGCGGCTGGTATGGTTGCTGGAGCAGGAGTATCTGTGTTAGGTAATCTATTAAGTAGAGAAAGAGAATCTAAAGGAGAAGTATACAGTAACTATAAATCTGCTGTACTTAATCAGATTGATAAAAGTGGTATTTCTAAACAGTTATTAAAGGATGCCAAAGCAGAAATGCAAAGAATGGGTTCTTATACTCAAGAATAGATTGACAATGATGATTACGTATACGATCAATTACTTACTAATCAAGTAAAAGTAAATAATGTTAAGTTCGATAAAATACGTCTTAACAATTTTGAAGGTATGAAATCACTTTATACCGATAACATGGCTTTATCTACTTGGGATGCTACTCAAACTATGTTAGAAGTTGTACCACTGGGTAAAATGGCTAAGAGTGTAAGAGGATTAAAAACCTTAGCAAATAAGTACGATAAAGGCAAAGGTTTCCTAAAGGGTAAATTAGCCGAACGTATAGACGATATAACTAGCTTTGGTATAGATAGTGTAGATAAACTGCCTAAAAAGACTAAGAGAAAAGCAATATTAGATTTAGGTGGTAGAATTCTCATATCTTCTGCTATGGAAGGAGCTGAAGAAGGAACCCAATATATGAAGAGTTAGGACTATATCAATAGACACTTTGAAGAAGATCCTAATCTAGCTAAAAGTTTTATTAAAAATATTGGTTCTGGAGCAAGGTCTATATTTGCTGCAATTACTCCTTGGGATTCAGTATATTCTGATGATGCTGAATTCTTAGAGAATTTTAAAGGTGGTGCATTACTTGGTGGTCTAATGACTGGTGGAATAAGTGCTGCTACTACTTACTTACAAACTAAGGACCAATTACAAGCTGATAAATTGCTATCAGCTTTGTATGCTGAAAAACTAGATCAAAAAGATAGAGTAAGAAAAGACATTGTATATGCAGAAATGGCTGCTAATAATAAGTGGGATAACTTGATGCAGTCATTTGACAATCTTCAATCTGCTAATATTGATGGTCTTACTCAAGAAGATATAGAAACTGAAAGAAATAATGCTAATAGAGTAAAGAATATAGCTACATCTGAGTCAGCGTTAAAGTAGGCTGAAGCATTAGGCATAGAACCAAATACTGAGGATTACAATATACTCATAGCTTTAAAAGATCATTACGATAAGCTAGTTGAAGAAGCAGATCAAAATTTTGTAGCATCTTCTAATAAGATGCAAAGTTTGCTGAACGGAGAAGAGGTAAATAAGCAAATCGAGAAAGTAATATCTAAATTATCTGATGAACAACGCGCTCAAATAGCTGTAGAAGATATAAGAAATGCTATTTCTCTTTATTCTGAATTAGAAGTATATAATAGACTTATAAATGATTATGAGTAGAATAGTACTAAACTCAATGATCTTGAAAAGAATACTGGTCTACGTACATCTAAAGCAGATGTAATTCATTTCAGAAATCTATTAAATACTGATAAGAAGGCATTAGAAAACAGTTATGATAAACTTAAGAAAGTATTAAGTGAATATAATTTAACTGAATCTGATTTTTAGGTTCCATCTATACATCAGGATTTAGCTGATGCTCAGGAATAGCTAATTCTTTCCAGTCTAGATCAAGCTAGAGCACGTGAAGAAAATAATTTAATGTCTTCTGATGATAAGAAGTCTATAATGGCTAAAATAAACAAATGGAAGAACTCTGAAGCTAAAGAAGATAGTTTTGTTCAAGATATAGAAGACTTGTATTCTGGTAGAACATAGGAGAAAGTAGCAGAAGAAGGTGAAGAAGTTACTCCAGAACCTTTAAAACAAAAACCAGCTCCTGTTCAAGAGTAGGAAAAGCCACAGGAAGATGAAGATATAAAGTCAGCCAGACAGAATGCTAAAGAAATTCAGAACGAATTCTTTACTACTGAAAGAGACAGCCGTGGAAACAGTAAAGTAGTATTGAACACAAATAATGAATTTGGTCAAGCTTACAAGCAAGCTAGCGATGCTTTACGTGAATCATTTATATCTCAACATCCTAATGTAAAGAACTATTCTGAGTATGTAGCTGCTTCACAAATGGATAGAGCAGAAGGACTGGAAGCTGAGAGATGGTAGGAAATATACGATCTTAGAAATCAATTAGAAGAAGAAGTATATAACAACGGTAATTCTGATAAAGCCAAATAGTTAGTAAATCAGTTAAAAGAAGCAATAGAAAATAAAATTGATTCTAATTTATTAAAAGAGGCTTATAATGATTTTGTTAGTTCAGGAGAGTGGAAAATATCATAGAACTTACAAAATAGAGAAAAAGCTAGAGCTGAAGAATTGAAACTTCTTGCTCAAGAAGCTAGAGAAGAAATAGCTTAGAAAGAACAATAGGATATACAGACTAAATAGAAAGAAGCTCAAAAGCCTATTGCTGTTCCTAGTTAGACTGCTGCTCCTGTATCTCCAGTTGAAGAAGCTCCTAAGACAGAACCTTTATCTATAGAAGATGTACCAACTCTTAGTGATATACTTGGAGGATGGCTTGGTGATGAGGCTAAACAAGCTTTAGAAACTCCAACTCAAGTTTCAGAAAAGCCAGTTCAAACACCAGAAGAAACACAAACATCAGAACCTAGATAGTTAGAAGAGCTCACATATGATTTTAGACTGGATCCATATTCTCATGAGTTAAATTACAGACTTACTGAATCTAAATAGAATGAACATGGTCAATGGATTAGAACTTCTAAAAAATTCCAGGGTATGGAACAATACCTTAATAATGAGGAATTTGCAGAAGTTACAGGTCAACCTGACTTTATTAAAGAAGTAACTAAGAATGGAGTACGTATAGTAGTAAGACCATATACTAAAGATGATGGTACTACTACAGATGCTATATACGCTTTATTTAATTACAAAGGGAAAGAATACATTGCTAGTATTAAGACAATAGAAGGGCTGTATGCTAGAGGAAATAGAGCTTTTAACAGACTACCTTTTAATGACCAATAGTTAATTGTAAATAATCTTAGTGCTTTACGTAATAAAGTTCTAGAACTTAATAAACAAGTACAAGCTAATCCTAACTTAGAAATAGTTCCTACCACCATTAGAAAAACAAATGGTAAGATTGTAAATCTTAAGAATGAAGATGGTAGTCCTAAAAATAGAAAACTTACAGATTCTTCTTGGTTAACCATTAAAGACCCGTACTAGATTAATCCTGAAAATACTCAAGTAGGCATTACTACAGGTAGTTTAGGTGGTAGTGTAATCAGATTTAAAAACCAAGTAATATCAGCTAAGGGTTTCCCTATGGGTAAGCCAGTATGGATGATTAAGACTTCTAGAGATGATGGTAGTACATCATAGATAGGAGTTGTTCTTAATTACGATAACTTTAAAGATAAACCTGAAGTAGCAGATTTAATTATTGATTTAGTTACCTCTAAAGATCAATTCTATACTGATAAAAACGGAGTTGTTACTAATGTTACTCCATAGAATGTGTTGTAGTTCTTAGTGAATTTTGGCCCTCAAACAGCTACTAATCCTAATGATACTAGATTATCTCCTGAACAAGTAAGAGCTAGAATGAATAAACAATTCTATTTAGCAGAGGATAATTAGTTAGTAGTAGGTCAATAGGTATACAACTTAAATGATATAAATACAGTACCTGAGATTAGAGAAAGATTGAAAAAATACATAATGGATAATTTCCATTGGAATATAGATGAAAATGGTCTAAGCTCTAATTATTTGGGAGGAGATTTACAATCTCAAGTAAAAGATCCTAAGTTGTATCCTTTAGCTTTATTCTTGAAGAACAATAATGTAGATAAGATTACTCTAATACCCAATGTTTTAGAATTTACTAACAAAGATTTCGGTATTATTAAAGATAGTAAAGGCAACAAATAGGTAGACTCTAGCTATCCTAATGGCATCAGTGTACTTGGTTGGTATATAAAGCAAGGTATATTACTCACAGATATAGCTGATACTTTACAAGATGCTAATATTTACATTGATGATGTAATGTTGGTAGATAAGACAGCAGAGCGTAAAATAGAGCAGTCTCAGCAAAAAGTTCAGGAAGAAACTAAAAGAGGTAGCATTACCTTACCTGATGAAACAGGTAAGCAAACTACTATAGATTTGGATGAAATATTTTCTATATTAGACGGTAAGGGTAGAAAAGGCCCTAATATGGAAGTAACTGAAAAGGAAGTATCTGAATTAGCTATTAATAGCTAGAATAAAATGAATCCTGAATAGGCTAAAGAGTGGATACAATCTACTTTAGGTATTACTCCAGAAATAGTTTCTTCTGTCATAGATGTTACAGAGGCTGGTAATATTGTAGTAGGTAGAGTAACTGAAGATTCTATAAAGATCTCAGAGTAGGCTCCAGAAGGTGTTCAATATCACGAGGCATGGCACAGAGTATCTCAATTGTTAATTGATCCTAAACATAGAAACAGAATTTACAAAAAGTATAGAGATCAAGGATTAACTGATAAGCAAATTGATGAAAAATTAGCTGATCAGTTTAAAGACTTCATGCTAAACGAATCAGGCAATTACAGATTTGATACTAAAAACTGGTTCAGAAGAATATATGACTTTATTAAGTTATGGATTAGAACTGGTCAATATGGATTAGCTAAGATATATTCAGCTATTAATAGAGGTAAATACTATGGATTGAAACCAAGTGCTGAAAATGTAGCTAGATTCAGAGAAATATACAAAGGTGAAGGAGCTAACATGGAAGTATCTGGATATAAATTTAAACATATTCAGACGGTTAAGCAATTGAATGACATTATAAACAGTTTAACATATGCTTTCTTCCAAGTATCATTTACTGATGGTAAGACAATAAACTACTCTGATTTATCTAAGGAAGCTCCTAAGTTTGATAGACTTAAACTTATACTTCAAGCACAAGCTTATAAGTATCCTTCTGATGTTATCAATGAAGTAGTAGAGAAATTTGATTCTATTATCCTACCAATGCTTACTGTTAAGCTAAAATAGTTAGGAATTAGAGCCGTAGATAGAAATGAAAACGATACTATTTCTAATATAGAAGAAGGTACAGAAGGAGTAAATATAGGCCAACATACTGTAGAAGGTATGAATATATCTATTAGAGATAATGCTCCTGCTGAAGTTAAATTCTTCTTCCAAACTATTCCAGCATATGAAATAGGTAAAGATGGTACTCCTCAAACTAAATTCGATGAGTATACTCATTTCCCTAGTTTCGTAGATCCTAATATAGCTTGGACAAATATATTAAAAGATCTATCTGGCTGTAGAACTATATCCAACATCATAGATAAAGTACAATTCTTTGCCAAGAATGGTGACACTTTCTATCAAGCTTTATTACTTAGATTAACTACTTTAGTAAAGAACTCATTAAGTACTGATGCTAATGTAGCTACTCAAGCTGAAGCAATGCTTACTAGAATAGAGACTGTTATTACATCTGATATTAATAACTATATTACAGTAAAGATTAGTGAAGATGCTGAAACAGGATTTACTAGAATGGAACTAAAGGATAATACTATAGATGTAAAAGCAGCTAATTATCCTAGAGTATGGTCACAATACCTATTTAATAATTCTGGTATATTTAAGTATAATGAAAGTGGAGCAATTGTAGCAACAGATAATGCTAAGCAAACCTTACGTGTTATAATAGATAATTTCAACAGAATTAGAAATGCATTTACTAACAATAAAGGTTTGTTAAGAATAGGAGATAACAACATAGATTTACACGAAGCGTCTAATCAAGAGTATCTGAAAGATATTATTATTCGTATGATGAATTCTGTTGGTATAGGAATAGATAAACCTACTCTTAACAGAATGTTGCTATCTGGAGATTACGGTAATCCTAGATTAGACCAATATACTCTATTAAATTCATTCTTGGTAAACAGAATTAAATTTGGTGGTGTTCCTAGATTAGTAGAAACATTAGAGAACATTAAGAATTCTATTAATAAAGACAATACTATCAGTCCTATAAAGGTAGCAGAAGAGTCATTACAACCTACTCAAATATGGAATACATCCGGATTTATCAAAGAAATTGCTAATTACTATGCCTATCAACACGCTACTGATAAAAGCTTAAGTAGTTATGGTCCAGATGGTAATAGTTATTATATGGTATCTCAAAATAACTTTGCTAAAGATAGACTTAACGAAATAGTAAATGATAAAGATACATTTGATAACTTAAATTCTGTAGTATATAACGGCAATTCAATAATACTTAATTCTGTAAAGAATGGTAACAAAGATTTGTCTGTCGAAACTCTTATAAACTTCAAAGATACTACTTCACAAGATACTGGTAGAGATTACTTTGGAATTACTGATAGAGAGGACTATTTAGCTAAAATGGTAGCCGTATTTAATGATAGAATCATATTCCCTACTGTAGCAGATAAAAAGACTTATCACTTCATTAAAGGTATAAGATTGCCCCATGAAAGAATAAACTTTAATGTTACTCCGCAAGGTGCTTATATCAAATATGGAGAACAAAGTATGGACACTTTGCTTGGGTATTGCTATGATGAATTAAATCAAATAGAGCTTTGTTTAAGACAAATAGATGACGATCCAACTCATTATGATGAAAAGACTGGCTTACATTACAATGACGATGGTACTATCAATAATGATTGGTTAGAACCTTCTAGAAGAATAAAGAACTTCCATACTCCTAACAAAGTAAGTTGGAAAGATAAGAATGGTAAAAAACACTCTAAGAAGTTAGAAGGAAACGGAGCTAGATTCTTATTATTAACTGGCATTAATACATCTAAGGGATTCATTAGTTTTAATGATCCTATGAAATCAGCTAAAGAAAATCTTCAAACAGCTAAAGACTATTTCTTTAACTTATCTAAAGATACGCAGAAAGCATTTTTAAGCTCTTTGATCAATGAACGTGTTAAACAGGAGATAGCTACAGCTAAAGAGTTAGGCTTGATTGAAGGCAATGAAAATAATGATATTTGGAGTTTGCGTAATAAGCTGCTTGATGATGTTGAATTGAACAATAGAAAGGCATTTTATAGTCAACTTGATCCAACTAATGCTGAAGGATACGCTATATTTGACATGTTAGCTGATTATACAATTAATAGTATAATATCTATTAATGAAGTAGAAAAGTTATTCAGTGGAGCTCCTGCTTACTATAAAGTAAAGTATGATCAATATGGTCCTGTAGATGTGTCTATTGATAAAATCAAACGTCTTGGTTCTCTTACTTCTACTGGTTTGAATAACAGACTAGATTTCTTTAATGATCCTATTAGAGATGAATATGTAGTTGCTGAATTAAAAGACCATGAAATAATGGACAAGCAATACTACATCTATGAAGGATTATTTACTAGAGGTAATATTAAGGAAACTATTCAAGAATTAGAAGGTGAAGATGCTTGGAATCAGGTAAAAGATTTAAGTATTCAAGAGATTGAAAAGATCTATCCTGAATCAGTCAAGATAGCTAAACAAGCTGCTAAAGTAGAAGTAGAAGGTTACAAAGAAGGTATAAATGTAGCGGATGCTGCTGTATATATTAGCCCTAATATGACTAGAGATCTACTTAGAATGCGTGGGGTATGGTCTCCTGAAATAAAGAAAGCATTTGAAATTCTTACTAATGAAGATACAGCTAATCTATGGGATTCAGATCCTAAACTGTATGCAGAAGCTAATAAGGTTATTCTAAATGCTATGAAGTATATGGCATTCGGTACTAGATTCAATGAAATACCGGGATTAGGTATACCTTATTTTAATAAGATGGCTCTATTCCCATTATTCAAGAGTATAGCTACAGGTGACATTAAAGCATTGTATGACAGGATGGTAGACCCAAGTAAACCAGTAGATATGGTTCTATTTGACTCTGCTGTTAAAGCTGGTTCTAGATCTCCTATGAAGTTCTATAGAGTAGCTAAAGATAGTGAAATAGAACTAAGAGATGGTCAAACTGTTCTTAGTGCTAAAGTTACTGATGAGTTAATTAACGAAGAAGGAAATACTCTAAATGACTTTAATAACTTAGTTACTTATACTCAGAAGTTTAAGTACTTAAGACAACAATTAGAGACTAATCCTCATACTCACGAAGAATAGATGACTGGTACTCAGTTTATGAAAGTAAATCTATCTAATCTACGTATGGATGATTTATATGGTATTGAAGGTCAACAGGTAACTGGTAGACAAATTAAGGATACTATTATGAATGCTTTGAATAAATTATCTGATATGGGTGTTAAAGACTTAGAAGATGAATTATTCAACAAAGACGGTAGTGTAAATGTAACCAAATTAGCTAAAATGTTAGAAAATGATGCTAGAGAATCTGATGCTAACGATAATGTATTATCTGGTCTCAAAACAGCTAATAATAAATTTATAATGCCTTTGTCTTCTTTATCAGATAATAAGTGGTTAGAAAGTAGATTTATCTCTATGATCAATAAGTAGGTTATTGATGTTCATATACCTGGTGGAGCATTTATCCAAAGATCTACTTTAGGTCTAGAAGCTACTTCTACTAAGGTAGTAACACCAAATATGATAAATGACGGTAGAGTATTAAAATCTATAAATGAGGAGGGTTCAATGGATTCGGTAGTAAGTATAAACTTATTTAAATACTTTATACCTAATTATGAAAACTTAACATATAGAGAAGCTAGACAGTGGCTTATTGATCATGAAATTATTGGTGATAAAGCTAAAGCTAATGCGATAGGTTATCGTATTCCTACTCAGTCAATTGCATCTATATCTCCATTAAGATTTGTAGACGTGTTCCCTGAAATAATGGGTGATACTATCATGTTGCCAGAAGACTTTACTAAACTTACTGGTTCTGACTTCGATGTTGATAAATTGTATGTAGCTAGATTTGCATATAATAAGAATGGTGTCAAGTTTAACAAAGGTAATTCTCTTAAGTATGACGAAGTGCGTAATTCTATAAAGAATGAAATGCTGGAAGCATATTTAAAGGTATTACTTACTAGAGATAATACTAACTCTCTTAAATTGTCTATTGATAATGCTACAGAGAATGTTAAGGAGGTACTTAGAGATATAGAAGGACCTAGTAGTTATCATCCTACTCCATTTGAAGTATATTCACCTACATATCAAGAAGCTAGAAAGGCTGAATATACTGGTGGTAAGGCTGGTATTGGACCTTTTGCCTTGAATAATGCTCATCACATTCTTACTTAGCTTACTAAACTTAGCATGGTTAGAGATGTGTTCACCAATACTCTAAATATATGGAATATAGGTGGTATATACGATACTCCAGTGGCAGGCATGAAGAAAGGTGGTAGAATACTTGACTGGTTATCAGCTATGATCAATGGTTTCGTAGATATTGCTAAAGACCCTTATATTGTAAGATTGAATGTTAATTCGTGGACATACAATATGGTTTCTTTCTTGTTACGTACTGGTAAAGGTAAGCAGACATTCTACTTTGTTGCTCAACCCATTCTTAAAGAAATGGCAGAAGCTGTAATAAAGACTAAAGGTAAGTATGGTATAGATAGAACTAAGACTCCTACTCAGTTGGAAAATGAAGCAATTGAATCAGTACTTGATAAATATGATCCTACTAAGAAATATAGGAAAAAATATGAATTTATAAATGGCAATGAAAATTCAAAAGCTAACGAATATCAAGACTTATTTAGCACATATCAGAAAGAAAATGGTGAATATACATCTAGAACAAGAGAGTTACTCAAGCTAAATAAAGAAGAAATAAGTAACTTTAACGAAGAATAGGTTCGTATATATTATGCTTGGAAAGCATTAAAACCATATGCTGATTCATTGGCTAATTTGGTTAAGTATTCTAAAGTAGATACTAAGAAAACTGGTAAGACATTTGCTGAACAACAAACATACTATAATGGTATGTGGGCAATGACAGAGGATGCTAATTTTGCAGATGGTGAAATTGAACGTTTCTATAATGAAACTTTTATTGCTAAAAAGACAGAAAACAGTATTCCGTTTGGTACTTCTATATTCAAGAACTTATTACTTAGAAACACTGATACTTTCTTAAGTAAGAAAGACATAATGTTATCATTACTTGGTAGAAAGAATAATGCTGATTCTAAACTACTTAATGCTCTTATTTCAGGAATGGAAGCTCAAATTAAGAGCGGGTTTTTTAACCGGTTTATATACCAAAATGGTATTGATATTCACAGTATGTTTACTGGAAAAATGTCAATGGCAAAACGTATCAATAACTTTAAATATGAAATACTAAAAGGTAATCCCAAACTAAGTAGATTTTTAAATAATGACGGTACTATAAATAATGACTTTATAAATTATTTGATACCCAATATAGATTATAATGGTTTAGATTTCATTGATACTTCATCTTTACTTGATGCTGATCAATCACAAGCTAATAACTTGATAAACTACTGGAGAGAATTAATAGATGACCCAGAACCTAGAGTAAGCCAATTATTTAAAGATTTAGTAGTATATGCGTTCCTTACTTCAGGGGATAATCCTACTATGAACTCATTCTTCCAATATGTTCCAAATAGTTATAAAATATCAATGGGTTATACTGACTATATATAGACTAAATTAGATGAATTATCTAATGGAGTTGATCAATCTATAGTAAGAGATGACTTATTCTTAAATAACTGGCAAAATGATAAGCTAGTAAGACCAGTAGATCTGTATAACAATAAAGGAGTCAAATTATACTCTATATCGTTAAATGATTAGTCTGTAGTTCCTAATATCATATTAGGAGAAAGGTAGGATAAAACAGATAGACCTGCTATTAGACCTAGTAATTGGTTATCAATGACTTATGTTAATGATAAAGGTAAACTAATAGAAGGTAAATTCCCTATATTCTACCCGTATATTAAGATAAATGATGGCTTAGGGCGTACTCCAGCTAATTATCATGTATACTCTCTTATAGGTTATAAACAAGCAGCTGATCCAGAAACCAGACGTTTAAATTATATACCTATCTATGGATTAGTATCTAAGAAAGGATACAAATACAGAGGACATACTGTAGTAGAATACGGTAAAGAATCTCAATTTGATTTTAATAAAGAAAGTGTATGGGATTACACTGGAGCTTTACAAAATCAGGAAGCATTAGCTGATATGGCAGATGATTATAGCAAACCTAACTGGTAGAATTCTGATATTCATTTGATTACAGATCTTCCTCCATATTAGAATATGAATTATGCTAAAGAGCAATAGGATATGAAATTTGAATGGGATCAGGATGATAAAGATGATAATGAACAAGGTGTAGTACTTAGCGAAGCTGAAGAAAGTAAAGAAGACTCTAAAAATCTTCTTTAGTTAGAGGCTGATCTTTTGTATAAGATGAAGGAATACCTGACCGAATTAAGCAAAGATAATACAGATTTAGCATCTAGTATAGATGATAAAATGGAAGAATTTACTCAATTGTTACGTAAAGAAAATCCAACTACTCCAGAAGAAGTGGAAGGTTTGATTAACAAATTTATATGTAATTTATAATATGAATAAATATTGTCCAAATAAAAATCTTCCCGAATGGAAGGAGTTAGTAAAGGTAGTAGGTGAAAATAAAGCCTACTACCTTTGGGGTTAGAATAAAGGTAATAGTTTAGATAAATCTCCTAATGGAAAGGATTCTAAGCTATTTTCAGACCTTTTAAGCTAGTTTGATAATAATCGTGAACAAGCTATTTTAGCAAAGGCTGAAACCTTTACAGAAGCTTTTAAAACGCAATTATCAGATGAATTATCTAAACAAGTAGATGAAAATGGTGAGCTGTTAATTGAAGCTTACAATAAAAGAAATGAAGTTAAATAGGGTTCTTCTAATACTTTATTGGAATAGTTAGGAGAATTTGCAGATACTGTAGATGTAGTAAACTTCTTTATTAATCACGATGAAGTAAAATCTCAAACTAAAGAACTTCTTAAGAAATTAAATAAAGTCAACAGACCATTTGTAATATATAAAGGTCACAAAAAAGGAGTTAGAGCCGAAGCTGGAGCTGCCTTATATTTGTATTCAGATGTAATTAATTCTTCATCGGTATAGTTAAACGCCGAAGATGTTGCTCATGAAATGTTACATATTTACTTGCGTAAAGAATATGAAACTAATGAGCAATTTAAAAATTTACTTGACGAATTACAAATTGAATATAGAAAGAAAATAGGGAGTGTGTTATATGGTTTAGGTAAAGATTAGTAGAGTGATGAGTTTTTAAATGAAGTACTATCAAACACAGCATCTCGTGCTCATTTAAAATTAACTGACAAAAGTAAGTTCTAGAGACTGTGGATATTTATAAAAGGTATAATAAATAGGATAATCACTGGCAAAAAATTCATTGTTTATTCTAAATTACCCGAAGATATATCTGATTTGCAAGATTACGCTATGTCTTTACTTGATAAAGTTAATCAGGGAGAGATAAGTATCCATTCAATTGATCATTACGATGAGGAATACAGTGGTGAAACATTCAGTAAATTAGACAATAATCAACAAAAATAGATAGACAAACTATATGACAAGATATAGAAAGGATTAAAAGATAGATTAAATGCCATTAAACATTACAATGTAAAAAATCCTAAAGTATGGAACCAAATATCTACTATTATATCACAATTGTCTAAATCTGAAACTGAACAAGGTATACTACAATTCGTACAGCATGTAAGTGATACTATAGAAGATAGTATTAAATTCTTATCTAAATCAATAGGTGATATTAATGCTAAACAAATTAGACAGCTATCTAATGACTATTTAGGATTCTATAAACCTCTTATTGATTAGATACAATACGCAGTAGATACTACTGATATATTCAAAGAATTACCTGAGTACCCAACAATAAAGTAGAATATCGCGAATATAGCTTAGCAATTAACTATAGTAAATAATAGATTTACTAATGTACTTAAAGAGAAAGGATACCAATTTCTACAAGAATACCTACAATCTAGAGCTGTACCACAAGATTATATAGATAAAGTATTAGCATGGTTAGACGATCCTAAACATGATACTAATATATTTATGAATTGGTTTGGTATGGCTACTAATAGCGATAATATGGTATTGCAAACTATAGCTAATATGTTATAGAATACTGTTAATAAGACAGATAGAGAAACATTGTAGGTAGGTACTGAATTAGTTAAGTAGCTGAATAAAGTAAAAGAGAAATACGGTAATGACGTTCAAAAATTACTATATGAGAAGTATGACGACGGCACATATACTGGATTAAAGGTTACTCCTATCAATAAAGGGCAATTCAAAAGAGATTAGAAGGAATATCTAAACAATTTATCTAGTAAACTAGGAATACAAAAAGATGAGCACGACCAATACATAATGCCTGATGATGAAGATATTCAAAGAAAATGGTTTGATGGAGTTAATAAATTCTACTCTGATAGAGCTAATAGAAAGTATAAGCCAGAGTATTATTCAACTAGAAATAAAATGCTTTCTATGAAAACTAGGGATGCTATAAATGAGATTAATAACTATATTAATACTATAGCAGATCCTATTACAGTAGATGGAGTAGAATATGATAACTTATTATCAGAATCTGAATATAATTCATTAATTAGTTTACGTAGACAAAAAGCTCTACTATCTAATAGATATAATCTAGATGGTAGTATAAAAACAGGGGATGATTTAATCATAGCTAATGAGTTGCATTCCTTTAATGAAATAGTTCAATAGCATGTAAAGTATAAAACAGATAAAGAAAGCTATAATAGAGATAGAGCAAAAGTAGTAGCTAAGTATGGTGAAGGATCTACTCAACTATAGTTATGGGAATCAAGAAATTTAAAGAAATAGTACACTTAGGAATTCTACGATGAATTAGATAGTTTAGGTAAAGTAGAACAATCTGAAGAATACAAAGAAGCTATAAAGAAACGTAGAGAATTTCAATAGCTATTTAAAGATCCTCGTACTGGTAAAATAGATTCTAATTTAATGTCAGACTCTGAGAAAAGGGAACTTTTGAAATTAGATTAGGATATTGCTAATCTATATACTTGGACAGAATAGATTGATACTGGGAAAAAATTTAGTGATATAGCTGAAGTAGTTCCAACAGAGCAGTACTATAAAGATAGCTAGAATGCTAGAGAAGCTGGTACAGAAGCTTATAACGATTGGTTTAATAATAATCATTATGAAGACGGTAGAGGTCGTATGCATCCAGCTTCATATTATACAGAATTAAAACCAAAAGATGAATTATTAGAAAAGTATACAGAGTATGCTCCAATAAGTAGATACTCTACTATAGATAGACAATCAGATTGGTTTAATAAGGACTGGGATCCAGCTGGTCCTACTGTATAGCCTAATAAGAAATATTATGACAATAGTAAAGCATATAAAGAAATAGTAGATAAACCTGAATTAAAGAAATTATATGACGATTTATCTGATACCATCAATAAGGCTAATAGGTATATATCATTCTTAACATTTGGTGACGATGGTAGAATGCCTCAAATACCTGCAAGATTTATGCAAGTATTAGGTAGAAAAGATAGCGTACTAAATGCTTTGAAATACATATTTGATGATGTAGCTGTTACTAGAGTAGATGATACTGATTATGTAGATGATTTTACTACTATGCCTAATGGCGATCCTATTAAAGTAATACCTACAAGATTTATAAATATGCTAGAAGATACCAATGAAATATCAACAGACGCTGTCGCATCTGTAATAGCTTATTATAATATGGCTGCTAATTATAATAATATGGTAGAACAATAGGATGATGTTGAATTATTACTCAATCTTCTAAAGAATATTCAAATTAGAACTAAGAAAGAACTAAAAACAGCAGGTTCAGCTAATGTATATAAACAAGCTTAGCTATTAGTTGATAGAATAATGTATGGTAGAAATAAAACTCCTATTACAGTAAATATATTAGATAAAGAGATAAATATAGGTAAAATATTAGACATAATACGAGGATTTGTTACTAAAGTAAATCTATCAGGTAACTTGTGGTCTATTGGTACTTCTTTCTTTACTGATGCTACCTATACTACTTTAGAAGCTAAAATGGGCAGATTCTTTGATACCAATGACCTTAAATTTGCTTCTAATGAATTTGCTAGACAGTTACCAGATATGATGGCTAATATTGGTAATCCAGTACCTAAAGGTAAATTGTCTTATTTGTTACAACTAAATCAAGTAGTAAAGGACAATAAAGAGATATTTGACAGATTGGATCAGAGTTAGGTACTAAGAGCTATAAATCAAAATTTCTGGTTTGCAGGTTATACTTAGTCTGATTATACTGTTAAGAGTCATACAGTTATTAGTATATATCACAGTTATAGATTTGTAGATGGAGAAGGTTTTATGACTAAACAGTAGTATATTAATAAATTTAATTCTAATAGTACTAAATTTGAGCAATTGCCTGTAACTTTATACGATGTATTTGTAGAAGATAAAGAAGGTAATATAAAGATATAGGATAAGTATAAACAGTATGTTAATGATAAGCTATAGAATGAGGTAAGAAATAGGATTAATATACTTACTTAGAGAATTGATGGTACTTTACGAGAAATAGATAAAGCGGCAGTACATGCTAACTCTATAGCTTCTTATATTGTGTTACATCGTAACTTTATGATATCTGCACTGCATGATAGATTTAAGAAAAAATAGTTTAATCTTGATTTAGGAGTAGAAGAAGAAGGATATTATAGGTCTACTAGTAAATTCTTAAAAAATGTTATAGGATAGAGACATTTTGCTATGACACAATTATTAGCAGACTATAATAACTTAAAAGATTATGAACAGTATGCTGTTAGAAGAGTTCTAAATGAATTAGTACTCATCGCAGCTTCTACTACTGTAGCTCTTGCTATGGCTACTATAGTAGATGGAGATGATGAGTATGATACATGGTTAACTTAGTCTATTACTTACTTAGCAATGCGTTCAGCATTTGAATTTAGAACTATGTATAATCCATTTGAATTTATTTCATTAATTAAGTCTCCTACAGCAGCTTTCAATTGGTTTGACAATGCTTCTAGTTTTATTAATTTATTTAATCCTGCTTCATATGTAGGCGATCGAACTCCTTTTACTATAATAGACAGAGGCCCTTATAAAGGAATGCCGGTTATACTTAAAAATATAATCAAGGTTACCCCGTTTAAGAGTATAATAGAAGCAACAGATCCAAAAGCAAAAAGGAACTATTTATAGAATTAGTTAATGAACTTCTAAAAAGTTTCTATCTAAATTATCAATTCGCTAGATTAACTGTAAAAAAGAAAGGCTGAGTATTAATTTACTCAGCCTATTTTGTTATGAGAGTTCATCACGCTCTTCATAACTATAATAATCTTCTTCTGGCAATTCAGCATTTATAGACTCACCAAATCTATATGTATTTAGAAATAACCTCTGTGCTAATTCTGGAACAGGCACGTTTGCCCAAAATCTATTTATTTCTAATGCTGCACTTACATTATAAGTTTTACCAGTTGATTGAAGATTATGTATATCTTTTTTATACTTAGGGTTACTTAAACAATAAATAGTATAATGCTTATTGTTTATAGTAATATATTTAGTATTATATAAAGAGTCTAACTGTTTAAACTTTCTATATCTATCTAAAGATTCCTTAGTATTAACACTACTATCATATAAAAGAAAGACCTTTTCTTCTAAAAAAGGTCTATTCTTATCAGTAGTATATGCATTTATGTAACCGCTTTCTACAGTTAAATCATTCCATGTAAGATTATCGTCTAATAATGGAACTATATATATACTAACATCATTCAAGTTCTTCAGTACCATTTCCTTCGTAATAACTACGAGTATGCTCCCAATTATTAGTTTGGTAATGATATGAAAGTTCTGATAATGCATTGATAATAATGTTTTTACGAGAGTCTAACTCTGTTTCATTAAACATATTAAACACTCTCACTTCATAGCTACCATTTGTTTGTATAGCAACAATATATGCTTCACAATTGTAATCTGAAATATCAATATCTTGATCTTTCATATACCATGTAATAGCTAACAAATAGTAAGCAATTTGTCTATAGTAATCAAATTCCTCTACAGAATGTTTGAAATTATAGACATCTGAAGTTGTCTTTAAGTCAATCAAAATAATCTTCTTATTGACATGATCAAATATACATCTATCGAGTAATGACTTACAAGGTGCATACCAGATCTTATTTTCATCCATTTTAAGACTATCTGTCTTAATAGGAAATGTCCAGTTAATATGAAACTCATTGTGAGATTCTACTCCTGGAGTATCTGTTAGTAATTCATTTGCTTTCTTATGTTTTTCAATATTAGACTTAATTATCTTTAACATATTGAGATCTGCAAACGAAATTGCTTTTTTAGCATTATTCAATGACTTTGACTTAATATATTCATCATATCTTTGAATAAAGTCTTTAGCTATTGCTAATTTAGAATCATCAGACAATTTATTACTATATGCTTTATTATAAGCATTTAATAATATCTTATCTTCATCTTCTAATGGATCAGTAGCTTTAAATGTAGCGTACCAATCACAAAATTCTTTTTGTTGTTTTACTTTAGGTACATCATACTCAAGTATTACATAATCATTCCAGAATTCATCTGGTTGAAGTATGTATTCATGTATCATAGTACCCTTTTCTAACTGTGGTAATTTTAATCCTTCTTCTTTACCGTCGAGCATATTACGGAAATATAAAGGACCTTTTTTTAAGAACCAACCTATAGAAGAATTTGATATTCTCGTGTTATCTTCATAATACGGTTTATCAATTATCATTGTTCTTCTTCGTTTTCTTCTTCAGTTTTATGTTTAATTGTTTCAACTAAGAGATTAAAAAGTAAATCTTCTCTAGATTTATCTGATTTTTTCTCTAAATTAAAATCAATTGTTACTATTTTAAGTCTTTCTCTTATCATATAACTGTCAGTTAATATACTACAGTTATGTTGATTAAGATGACCGTATGATATACCATTATGCCAATGTCCAAAGAAATGATGCTTATACTTGCCAAAACAGTAATTTTCAAGCTTTTCATTATAATTCGGATTCTCATGAGTAATGAGTATATCACAATTAGGTATCTTTTCATATGGGCATACATACTCATCATATTCATGTTGAGTATCTTCAAATGCCCATGTTTGCCAGTGTATAGGAGCTATCCAGGGAGTACCATAGAATGTTACTCCTTTATATTCATGTAATTCATCAATAAGAAATACTACTTTATTATTAGTAAGTAAAGATATTTTATCTTTAAATTCTTGTAAAGTAATATCTTTTATTAATCCATTATATAATTGTTCAATGTATATATCATGATTTCCGGGTACTACAAATATCTTTTTACATGATAACTTATCAGCCCATGTAATAAAAGCAGTACTCCACCATGCATCTGATTCATCAGAACTTCTTTGAACAATTAGGTCTACTACATCACCAGCAATACATAATACGTCACATTCTGGTATAGAAGGTAATATACCATGTAAATCACTAATTGCACATATTTTCATAATGCAAACTTGCTGTTAATTTATATATTAATACTGCACAAAAAATTAACATTCTTTTAAATGTTTTATTAACTCATCTACTTGTTTTTGATTATGTACTATATAGAACTTTATATTAGGTTCAAATCTATACAAGTAGTAGTTAAATAGTTTTTCACGTAAAGGCCATGCCTCATTAGGATACCCTTTACATTCAATAATGAACTTATCTCCTACAAAATCAGGTAAATAAGTCATTGGTCTATATTTCTTTCCTCCAAAAGTAAAAGCTGGAAGAAGTTCATATCTATGCTGTTCATATTCAGCACTGATTTTAGCTTCTTTCAGCTTTTTATACGTATATGTTTCAAGCTTACTTCTAAACTTTATTTCATCATATATATTAGGAGTTGCATTCTTTACTTTTCCCTATTTCTTCTTCTGCTCCATAAATACATTCTTCAAATATTTCTATAACATCTCTATCTATTTGTAGTATTGTATCTGTTAGTTTACACACACCTACAGTAAGCATCACTACTACAATAGTGGTTAATAGGAATGGGATACAAATTAGATTAGCTATAACTTCTCTAAAATCTTTCCAAAATGTTCTTAGTTTATCTTTTAATGTTTTCATAAAGCCATTTTTTAATAGTTTCAAAATCATTTGCTTTAATAGCATCTGATACATCCTTCGCTTTGAACTTTTTGTGGATTAAAAGCCCTTCTAAGCCTGTTTTAAGGCTCATTTTACGAAGATATTTTACGCCAGCTTCATCCCTATCGAACAATATAATAATACGCTTAAAACGCTTCTTAAGTTGTTCTAATACCTTATTAGGTATAAAAGTTGACTCTGAAGAAGGAGATATTGCTGATATCCCCATTTCGTATAAACACATGACGTCTTTCATACTCTTTGTTATTATGAGTACATCACCAGTTTTAGGTAACTGTTTAAACCCCTGAATATCATTCTCTGTCAGGTTATTACGCCATTTTGTATATTTATCTGCTAAAGGTCTATAAATCTTAAAATGATTATATACCTTATAAGCATACATAGGATTAGTATCCTTGTAAATACCCTTTACAATACCATTACACAGGTAATATTTAATACTACTTACTCCAAATTTCTTTAAAGTATCAATACTAATATTAAACTGAGACCAGTAATTGATATCTGTTAGAGTAAAGTCTTGTCTTACTACACCAATTACTGTCTCTGTTGACGGTATGTATTGCTTAGAGCTAACGAGTTGCGTATTATTAGTAATTTTAAGCTTATTAACTATATTATTAAGTATATCAGAATAATTAGTTAAACCGGTAAGTAATGAAACAAACTTAATTACATTACCGCAATCACCTGTACCATGATCTTTAAACATTAATTGTTTAGTAGTCCTACTATAGAAGCATCCAAATGATGGATTTTTATCCTTTCTAAACGGACTGTTGTAAATCATGCCTACTTTAAAATTACCAATATATGCAGCATATATATCATATTCTGTTACTTTAGATAATATATAATCTAGAGTAATATTCACTTCATCTTTTATATTTGTAGTGTCGTATAGCATATGATATAGATTTTAATTTGTGGAGTATTGCAGAATCGAACTGCAATATAGGCATATTATAATAGTCAGCTATTTCTAGTTACCTTGTTTTACCATTAAACTAATACCCCTTTAAAACGTGAGTGCATACTATTCCAAATCTATTATTTTGTCTAAAGACTCACATAGTGGTATGCTACTCACGTATCGCTATATTATGCCTAGCGTAGGCAACTGTTTAAAGACTAAATTAGAAAGGCAAATCGTTACCTGATTCCTGAGTATCTGTAGAAATCGTATCTAACGGATTCTCTTCCTTATTTTCTTTGTCTGCTACTACAGGTCGAACAAATAAGTCAATGTTCAACTCAGTAATTTTACTCTTCTGTCCCTCAGGTAAATTCATCGGTTCAATAAAAGTAAACTTACAGTAGTTAGGCAAAGTAGTATAGCCTTTATTATTATAAACTATCTTTACTTTAAGTAAAATATCTTTATTTGCTGCGTTTAGCAAATTAACAACCCAATTTGCAAATTCATTAAATGAAGAACCTGCGAAAACAAGTACTTCTTTAGGATAGAAACATCCTAAAATCTGTAGAATACGCTTTACTTGTCTAGTAGCTCTAGCTTGATAATCCTCTTCGGACTCATTAGGTTTCTTAGTAGATTCCCATTCAGTATGAGTCATGGTCTGTTCATCTTTTTCAAACTTAAATTCGATAAAGATGTTTCCATTAATGGATTTATCAACTCTAGCACTAACAAATTTCACATTTTCGTGAATACCTGCTTCTAAGTACTTATTTTTACTCTCTTGTATCTGGTTTGCTAATTCTGTACTATAAATCATAATTCTAATTCTTTAAACTGATATAAAATACTGTTAAAGTTATTCTGGTAAATATATTTTGTCCCAATAAACTTTAATATTGTTATTTTCATCGCTTTCTGCAATAACAATATTCTTACCTCTCAGATGTGGTGCCCTTGCTTCTCTTACAGAGTTATCTCCTCCTTCAAAAGAAATATGAGTTTCATTTTTCTTTCTATATACATAGCCTACTGCATCAGCTTCGCCACATATAATATTAGCAAGTTTACCAACTAAATCTAGAGACATCTCAGATAATTCTTCACCTTCTTTATTAATCATCTTATCCTTAAGATGACCAATTAAGATAAAGTTATCACAAAGATCTCTGAACATATCTATGACTTTTCTTACAGCTTGCTGTAAATACATATATCCAGAACCATTAGGTAATGTTCTAACATCATTACCCTGGTAGTTCTTACCCATTGGAGTTTGACGATATAATGTAGCTGCATAACTTAGACATATTTCTTCGAGTCGAGATGCATTATCAAGAGTAATATACTTATACGGTTTCTTTCCTGTTGACTTAATTTCTTCTCTAATTGCATTTGCAATCTCTCCTAAATCTTTTACAGACCTAGCTTGTACTGCTAATGCTTCAAGGAATTCAGAGCCTCCTTCTAAGTCAATAATTAGGTTATTATCTAGCTTAGAAGCTAAAGTAGTCTTACCGGCCTTGGGCTTGCCAAAAATTATTAAAAATCTCACTTTGTTCTATATAAGACGCTACTCTTATATACGTTCTCTTATGAACTGCTATATATCACTATATAGGCCAGACTATATCATCATCTCACATAGAGATGTTCCCCACTTCCATCTACAATCACTTTAGATGTACTCTCTTTCGAGATAGTCGTTGAACTTTCTTTATGATTATTGTAAATTCTTTTAATTTGCTCTATAAAAAATGGTAAAGTTAAGTCCATTTTCATTCTATTGCAACAACCACAACATGGAACACAATTTTCAGTAGTATAATTCTTTGAGTTATCTAATCTATCAATTCCTAAGCATCTTTCCTTACCACAATAATAACAAGGTGATTCGCATAGTTTTCTAACTTCTTCTTGAGTTAAATTGAAAGATATATTTCTATTTAAGGCATTACATTTAAAATGTATATATTTGTGTCTAATATCCTTTGGAAGAAGGTCTTTATATTTCTCTTCAAAGTTTTTTCTACGCCATTGCCCTAAACATTTACTACATCCTACTCTACTATCTACTATACTGTCGTTTCTGACTCTAAGTTTTCTTCCACATACTGTGCAAGTACATATAAAGTATATTCGATTAGGTGTATTTAAATCTATTTCTTCTACTTTTAATGTTCCAATAGTTTTTCCAATATATTTCTTATATTTACTTAAAGTTTTTTCTGTAATCATAAAGCTTAGCTGCTGATTGTTTTAATATATTCCTGTTTTTATATTAAAAACGTAAAATATATTAAAAGGTTCCAGCAATTCAAGGAATTTTCATTATATATCACTATATAATGTCCCAGTTATCTAGGATTTTCTACTTTAGCTTTTACTTTCTCTTTTGGTAATACAATCATAAAAAGCTTTATTTTTGTATCCTTACTGAGAATCTTTGGTAATCACTGATAATATGGACAAATATTTTTTTAATATTTTTTTAGAACAAACCACGATTTTTAATCTTAATCGTGATGTCAATAATAGTTTTCTTAGTTTTCGGTTTCAAATGATTCAATGAACCAGTTGCAATCGGGATAATTTCATAACCAATCTGTACGAAATTATCGAAAATCTTAATCGGTGTACCGAATTCATCTTCAAAGTCATAATCCTTCTTAAATGGATAATTCTTCTTTGCATAGATATCAAGTGCATTCATTGCACTGAAGAACTCTTTCTCCAAATCAAAGTTAATACTACCGTCAGCAAAACACTTAAACGGACAGTTTGCACATTCTTCTGGTATCCAGCCAATATTGTGAGTCTTACTTAAACCTAGAGTAATATAGTCACCAGCTCCAGCATATTCTACACCAAAATCACATTTAGGATAGTCGTAGTTGCTTTCTACTGTCAACCAGGGATAAGCATTAATAACTCGTTTCATCAACTTTTCTTTATAGATATCTGCACTATTGTTGTTTTTCGGTAACTTAAAAGTATATGTTTTCATAATTTTCAGCCTTTTTTAATTGTTATTACTAAACGAAATCTTCCTTGCTGGTTCTTCTTCTCGTATAGTCTCAATTAAATTATTGTATTTCAAATCATTATCAAACTCTAATATTGTACACTCTCCTGCATCTCTATTTTTAAGAATATGTAGGTAGACTTTGTTTTTTACTAGTAAACGATTTGGTCCATACTGTTGTATATTGAGTAATTCTGGTCTGTGAATACATATGACATAATCAGACGCATGAAATATAGTATCAGCAGAGGAGATGTCACTACGCATTGGATAATGCATAGAAGGGTTGTTAATTCTTTCAGGATTTTCTATATTCCGATTCATCTGTGATAACTGAATTATAGTAGTATTAGGTAATTTCTTTACCTTAATAAACAGTTTCTGTAATTCGGAAATAACTTGCAAGGCACTTTCACGATTTTGACCTTCAACAAGAAGAGTATGATCAAGTATAATCACAAATTTCTTGTCTTTAGCTTTAGTTTCATAGAAGTAATTAATAGTAGAAGCTATATCTTCAACAGTACCAGGAGTATCTACATAATATATAGGATACGACTTTATTTGTTGAGAAGTTTGTTCAACTCTATCTAATAAATCATCTGTTAATTCATTATTAGCACTATATAGCTCAGCAGTAGTTTGCCTTAACTTACTGCTTATTTTTCTACCTACTTGCCTAGAACTTAACATTTCAAATGAAAAATTAAGTACTATAACATCCTGATTAGAATTTAAATCTATTAAATCAGTTTCAAGTGTATTCACAAATGAAGATTTACCACTACCAGATATACCTACTATAGTATATATCGTATTTGGTTCAATTCCTCCCATACAGGATTTATTAAACTTATTCCATCTTGTTCTTAAAGATTGAATTTCGTGGTTCTTTCTTTTACGAATATATTCTACTGCTTCATTTGTTGCAGTAGATATATGACGAAATGATAGTGTTTTAGATGACATCTGTTCCATAATTATAAGTATTAGGTTGATAATCATCTAATTTCATTTGTTCCTCAAAGGTTTCCCACTCATGTTGAGTGAGCCATTTCCACATAGTTTTCATATAACCCATCTTGCCTGTACGCATTTTATCATCTATTTCATATCTTAGACAATCCATAATGTGTTCATGCATTGCTTTAGATTTACCTACGATGCGGTTATACTCCTTTCTACATTTGTTTACATTAGCTCTTAAGAAACCTTTAGTTCCATCAGGGCGTATAACGTAAACTGGAAATTGGTCATAAAAAGTATCAAACATAGTTTTATCTTCTTTAAGAAGTTCATCTAGTTTTGATGTCTTACTTATGACTTGGTTATCAGTACTATTATTAATACTAATTAAACCTTGATTAGCTAACTCTTGTATTTCTTCTTCATTAACTAGGCTGAGAAGTTTCTGAATGTCTTGATTGATTACTTTGATATCACTCAATACAAGTGTTAGGAATACTAATTGATTAATAGATATGTTCGGTATTCTATCTAAGATAGAAGTGTCTATTTCTAAAATCATATTCTCATATATTATATGAGCATACAGTTCTTTGAAATTTATTTGGTAGCCTTTGTTAATCCCATAGGCTCAATTGTAATGGTTTTAATTCTCTGATTATCTTATAGGCTTCATATATATAATACCTATAATTAATCTTTCGTTCTTCAATTGGTTTATCATCAAATTTATTTAAAAGAGTAACACCAGATGCCGTTAGCATATTCTGATACTGTCTTGCAGAAGCCTTATATTCATGTTCTCCTACATATGGCTCAGTGTATGTTATAATTTCACCTTCTTTGTGCCCAGTATCTTTCCATTTCCATAAGTATCCACCATTAGTAGATGCATAGAAACGATTAGTTCTTTGTTGCTCTTTATTCATGTATTCAACATGCCATTGTTTACCAGTCTTTTCAGACATTAAGAATTTACGTATATCTGTGCATCCTTTTATAGTCTCTTCAACTGGTACTTTGTCTACAAAGTATTTAATTATAGCTTCAGGTATTATCTTTGCAGATAAACCTTTACCTAATAATACTTCAGTAATAAACATTCCTTTTGTTTTAATTAAATTAGGATTCTTAGTCTTACCATATCCTTCTTTAACTGCAATATAATCATTAATTGCATATTGATACATAGCTTCAAAACGGTCTTCTTCTAGAGTAAGTCTAGTAAGTTGTTCCCATTCTCTGCAAATCTTGTTAGCTTCTTCATATACGCTTTTCTTTAAAAGCACAAACAAACCATCAGTGTTTGCTTGGACGATTCGACATCCTATTTGTACGAGTTTTTCTGCTAACATTAGTAACAATAACTGTCCGTTTATTCTAATCTGCATTACTGCAAACGGACTATAACAAAAATTATGTTCATTTTGTAGATTACCCGATAAACCATTCAATGCTAATTTTAGTGTTTCATTCTTTACTTTGTTTCCATTATGCTTCGCTTCTATTCTCTCATCTTTAATTTGAGAATATACTTCTAAGAATTCTGGACCTAGATGTTTAGGATAGAATCCGTATTCTATTAGCATACTTGGATATAGAGATGCACAAATTTATTCTGACTATATCTTAATTTGGCATTTCGTCCATACATAACCATACATGCTAGGTTTTTCACCTGAACATACGGCATATATATTATGTACTTTATATGTAGGATTTTCCTTTATTATATCTTTAACTCTATTCCATTCTCTTACTAACTTACCGTCTTTAGTAAATTGCTTGATTGTATATTTTGTTAAAGATTTCGATACTTTATCTGCCATTATTTTTTTCTTCTCTGGATTTTCTTTCCAAAATTTAGAAGACATTTTACCTATTTTTATTCTCTCGTTTATATTTGAGAAACGCTTAATTTGAGCTTCTGAATATTTCTTTTTAGTTTCTTCTAACGGTATCATACCTTTCTTAGAATTATCTCTTCTAAGATTATATCCTTTATCTCTATTAATGGTATCAAACAACTCTATATAATAGCATTCTTTATCTTTTAAATTTTCTGTAGTATATTCTAATACTATATAATCAAAATTATCAGCTCCATATTTGTGCCAATCATCTATTAAATAAGAATTATCTCGTTTTACATTCTTTTTATTTAATATAGATTTATGATTATTTATTCTAGAATATATATTACTACTACATCCTATATATTGCTTTCCGTTTATAGCACAGATTATACTATAAATACCTGATTTTTTCCAATCTATACGTCTTCCTTTCATGTTCTTAGGTTTTCTTTTTAAAACGTATAAAAGGATAAAAGGTTGCCAAATTCCTCGCTTTTCGTACAACTTTGTACTACTCCATCACTGGATAGTCGATGAACCTTCATCCTAATAGGATGCTTGGCTGCGGATTGATCAAATTATTATGATTTTACTATATCTTAAGCGTTATCTTAAGTGCTACTTGCTATATTACTATGCAATGCAGTTATAATAATTTAGCGATTGTTCCCGCAATTAACGAGGTTACGATGCCGCTTCTGTCAACATCAATATCAATTAGCATTTCATCTTCTTTAGGAATAATGATTTCAGGATCATTCTTAGAATGAATTCCCCCTACTCCTACAGTATAGCGTAGATTATCAAATATGAAGTTATTTTCATAGCCTTTTCTACCTGGAGATACTACTTGATGCTTCATATCATCAAGTACATTCTTTAGTATTGGACTATTAAATTTTACAAATGGTAGTATTACATCTTTTAAAGGAATATAATCCATTGGAGATCTCAAATCTTTAATATCCCACCAGGTTAAACCTGTTTTTTCAAGATACTTTTGAGTTAAAATCTTCATTCCAATATTTACACCATCTTTGCTAAGTACTCTTACTCTATATTCATCTTCAATAGCTATACGTAAATCAATAGCTGTTTTACATCTATTTAAAAGCTCTGTAGTAGACTCAATATCATTTATATTATAGTCTATCATTTCGTCAAAATCTTTTAACGGAAGAGGCTTACTCCAATCACATACAAATTCTTGTACATTAGGATATTGCATAGTTACCTGAATTTCTTTCAAACCTACTCTAAGTTTATTAGAATAAAGCATGGTAAGAATATCAAAAGTATCAAACCATATTTGATATTTCCAATGTTTCCAGGCATCTATGTTGTCCTCTTTAGATGTAGTAATAGTTTTACTTAGATTGAAGATAGAATTACATATAGTAGCTACATTATAGCTCATAAGTTTATCTTCATACTCTATAATATAATTTATTATAGGATTATCATAATGTAGATTATTATATCCACAAAAGATAATATCTGAGTTTATTACTAATTCTGTTCCATAAAAGTCTCCCCATTTTATATAAGTATTGACTTGTTTAAAGAATTTAACTAATTCTCTTAGTTGATTCTTTCTTTCAGAGATTTCAAATTTATATATTTCTCCTGTTTCTGTATTTTTAACAGAACAATGAAAAATATTCTGAAATACCTCAATATCATATACATAGACCTTTTTGTCACGTATAATCATATTAATAATATTTAGTTAGATTCCGTAGTCAGACTCGAACTGACACAAATCACACAGACTTACATTTTGCTGCGGCTCTAACCTCTTCTTGAGCTATACGGAATTCCATAGATATTACGCTGCTATTTTATTAATAGCAGGTTTTATAAATTTTCTACAGTAAGCTCTACAGTCACTTACTCTGTTTTTTCCTTTGCAACCTCCTACATGTTGCTTTCTGTTCTTATCTCTTCCTACATAGAATTGTAAGAATTTCAAGGGACGTTTAGGTTTCTCTAAACGAAGCCTTGCTTCTTTTTGTTTCGCTAATTTCTTAGCTTTTAATTCTTTGATTCGTGCTTTTCTTTTTGCACGTAACTCTTTTAATCTTGGACTTAACCAATCTTCAGGTTTTTTTGTCCTTATTAGACTCTTTGTCTAACTTACTTTGAGCTAAACGTAAATCACGTTCAGTTTGTTTACCTTTATGTCTTATTCTTTTAGCTTCAGCTAATTTCCACTCTGTGTAATTCTGTTTTTCCATAATCTTGATAATTTAGAAAGTTAATTATTTAAAACCAATTTTGTTTCTATTTATGTCAATTTCTTTTTTTAAAGTATGAACTATAACTACGCTATTAGGATAAACTCTAATCTCTGTGTAATAATCGTTATCTCTCCAAAACAGAGCTTTTTGCACTCTATATTCAAATTTTGAATTACTTTCAAAGAAACCTTTTTTTAAATAGATGATTAATTGTTCTTCTTTTGAATGTTCTACTGTTACTTTATCCATTATGCTGCTAATAATGATTTACCGTCATAATAAATTATATTATTATCTCCTTCAATGTCTTGTACAGTTATACCAGCAAATGAGGAATCATTACGATACTGTTTAGCTTCTTTAGCTGCTTTTTTCTTTGCCTCTTCTCTTGTAGAAGCTACAAAATAGTCAGTTTTAAAATCGTACGTACGTTTATCGTCGTCACTACGTCTACGATTTATTACATACTTAAATTTTCGCTCTTTAGGCTTCTCTTTAACAGCTAATTCAGCTGCTGTAAAGCCTTTTTGTTTACCAGCCTTAATAGGTAAAGGCTTATACTTTAAAGCCCCCATACGGGCTTCTTTTGCAGCCTTCTGTTGAGTAAACAGCTCTTTCCATTCTGCCTTAGAACGTTCTTTTGGCTTAGGAGATTTAGTGAATAAAGAATTCTTTACTATTCTAGTAAATTTCTTCTTTTCTTTACGTGTGTAGTGGATAGTTGGATCATAGCCTGCTTTCATAAGAATATTTTTTATTCGTTCTTTTTTAGACTGTTTAATAGCCTTATTCTCTTCTATAGCATTTTTTGCTATTTCAGTAGGCTGTTGTTTATTCTTAGAACTCCAGGAGTTCCAATTTACTGTTTTCCCATCTTTTACTTCAGTAACTAAAGACGGACCGATCTCGAAATCTCTAGTAGTTTCTGCTGGACAATATTTCTTAACATATTTTCCGTTTATTACTATTCTAGGATAATTACGCTTTTTAGCTTTAGCTGATCGTTTAGCATTTCTTACTGTCTGTTTCTTTACTCTATATTGTTTATTCTTTTTCATAATTTTGATAATTTTAAAGGGTTAATACTAAGAAAGAGAAGGGGAAGTTACTCCCCTAAGCCTTTCTACAATAGTTATGAATATATAAAATAATATCTTTAGTCTTACATTTTTCTTAAGCCGCAATAGATAGAGGAGCTTCTTCAAGGCTTAATTCAGCCTTGTTATTAAACTCTTCAATCTCTTTGTTAAGTTTGTTAATCTCTAACTGAAGTTTATTCTTCAGATTGTTAATATAGTCTGAGGTCAATTCTTCAGTTGTATTAAGGTTTTTCTTTCCTTTTGAGCGCTTAAGCTTAGGATCTAAGGTCTTAATTTTACTCAAATGGAATAACTGTTCCTGCTTTTCACTTAAAGTAAATATAGCAAGATAGTTATTTGTTGTAGGCAATTCTGAGAACTTCTTATAACCCATATTGATACACTGTAAATACAGTTTCAACAGGATACGTTCATCAGCCTTAGCTTGGATTTCATTAAGTAACTGTTTCAAGTCAAAATTACGAGTGGCACCCTTAGGGATGATATTCTCGTTCTTAATAATATTCCAATATTTAGTAATTTCATTACTAAGTTCTTTACGATGTGTAATAATATATTTAGATGTAATTGATTTCATGTTCAAGTTGATTTTTTAAAGTTAATACTTGACCAAATTACGTCTACTAGTTGTAGTGCTGGTGAGACTCGAACTCACAACTCTCAACTTAGAAGGTTGATGTTCTATCCAGTTGAACTACAGCACTATATTTAAACAGGGCCAATTCACCCTGTGAAAATATGTTGTTTTATTATAATATTCCAATTCAAATACTATACTTGTTTAACCTTGCCTAATCGTACTGGTACGACTACGCCCGGTCTTATTTCAATACCGGCAAACCCGAATATATTGTCAGAGACAACAAGTTTGCCAGTTAGACCTTTCTCTTTTGCGAATTTTTCAATAGCTTCTTTATTGATATACTTTGAGTGCAGCTCTCCGCTCGAAGCATTCCTCATACTATCAAATAAAATATCTACAACACAATCGAGATCTTTGTTTTTAATTGCTTCCTTCAGTAATGCTTGTGTAATACCGTCAAAAGCTACATCGTTTCTAGTTCCTCCAGAACCAGTTATTGCATCTGCAATACGTATTGCTACATCTAAAAGACTTACCGATTCATAAGTATTTAAAAGCCGTTGCCACCATAAAGGCCCTTTGCCATAGTAAAAAAAGACCTGACCATCCTCTCTTACAGATACCGCATTAGGTGTTACTTTAGTGCTTCCGTCCCAACTCTGAACTTTAGCTAGTATAGTAGGCTCGACGCAAATAAGTAGTCGCAGAAGCTCTATTCTTACTTTAGAAATTCTGCTCATAGTATTGCTTATTCAGTAGTTTCTTCAAGATTTACCTGAAGTGTTACTTCTGTTTCGTCAGTAACTACACCACACTGCCGTTGATATTCCAACTGCATACGGTCAGACTGATCCATCATATCACGTACAGTCTCACTGAGTCGAATGAACTTGCGAGACAAATCCTCATAGAAGTTGAGGATACCCTTGTTATGTATCTTCAACATATCGTTCAGCATAGGTAATTCCTCTGCTGCAAAGAACATTGGTTTACTGTTCTTCTTACCAATACGTTCGATACATTCAGCCACGCTCTTCCGGTCAGCCTTACTGAAATCAGGCTTGACTAACGGGAATACAAGATTCGGGTCGTTGTCATCCGGATTCAACATGATTTTCGGTTCACCATCTAAGTCCTTAGCGATGAACTTGACATCTAAAATGTCAATGGCCTTAACAATGAATACGTTTACTTCTTTCCGTAAAGTATTCTTGTCATTGAGCACATCTTCCTTCCATTTAAGGTCAGGATTCGTTGCTACTACAGTATAGATTTGTTCACCAAAGAACCGTCCATACTCTTTTGCAGTTGCCCGATAACGAGCCATAACTTGAGCAGCAGTGCTCTGTGTTCCTACTAATGCACCAATAGAAGATGCTACATTATTTTTATCCATAAGAATGTTTCCTTTCTGAGTCCGTGCTTGATTTCACCAATACGAAACTCTCTTAATTTTTAATTAATACTTTGTTAATGCTCTCCACCTTTCGATTATTTGTAATACTAAAGTATGCGTCTTATATCATACCGCTTTACTAAGCTTTGAAAATTTTAGTAGTGAATTCAATCACATAATCTACTTGGCTTACTTTGAAAATAAATTGAAATAATTTATGAGAAATACTCTGAGAGTTACTTCTGATAATACTTTGGTAATTTGAGCTTATCGTACTCCAACGGATAAGATTCAATTTATACGATGCTTACCGCACCCATCACCCTACTTTATATCATGTTCTCTTGCATAAGTATTGTACAAGCATAATATATCGAACTCTTTCATCAGCAACTGGTATGCCTAGGAGTAATTAAGGATTACAACATTCTAAGCGAATGAGGGTCGTTTCTGTCGAGAAACGTTACTAAAACACTACAAGCTGCCTAATTTTTCAAGACACCCACTTGACCTCTCGGATTTCTTATTTATACTACACGAATACGAGGATTTCCACCTCTCATCAGCATCATAAATACCGGTACTATCTCCGCTATTGCATGAGAAACCTGAGTATATAGACAGTATACTCTTATATTTATTACTTTAAATCTGAATCAGCGTTCTTCATACATACTAAGTTGCAATTAGTACTTTACGAAGTGTCAATGTCAGCGATAACGGTTGGTAGTCGGGGTAGCGACCTGTCTACTCACACTACTCTTACGAATGGTAGTCTCAGCGTTTACAGTTCCATTGAACTTCCCATTTTATTAAAGATTAAACAATTAAAGCTCATTTATTCATAGCTGGCTTTATTCAGCGTAGATACATTAGTAAATACAGCATAACATCTTATACTCATAACCTAATGACATAGTCTTCTGTATCTCCTTAGTTTTAAATACGACTATTAATAACAACAATTCTGGCGTGAACTACGTTATATTAAGAAGAAGTTTACATGTCTTGAAACTTATAAGCTCTGCCGTTTTTTAGTAGGTGTTTTCCCTGCATCACCTTAGTTTTATTTTTACCACATAATATGACTTGCTAAAGGTCACTGTATCTAGAATCAGGGTTATAGCGCCCTCAAACCGCTCGACGAGTCTGTTGCTCCGTAATCATTCCTCATTCAATTATACTCACACGAACGACCAAGCACGTGAGTCACTTTAGACTTGAAAGACTGTATCAATCTCATATACATCACTCCTACTTCATCCTTGGAACATTGCGTATCCACCTTCACGAGGACCCTATTTACCATAAGGCACAGAATTGGCTTCTGCTCCACGATAATCAGTCAAGTTTACATAGTGTGTACCATAACACGGTTATCCTTACATTAGTATCAGTAATTTACTACCTTCATAAGTACAAGTTCCAATATCCACAATTGCATATTGCATCACAGCTGATGTGTACTGAACACTATAGTTAGCAATGCTATTTTTCCTTTCTGGGTGCATAGTTGCACTTTTGTTAACCGATTTTGGAGACCGGTGATCGCGTTATATGCTGTCTCTTTTTTTCCATGAGTTGGCTGCTTTCTTTAGGTGAAACTAACCTTGCCTCTCGGCTTCGCTTATTCTTTCCAAAGGAATAAGTCAGGAACCGTATTGTCCCTGTTTCAGCGTCGTGTTTATACTCCTATTTGATTCTGATTTTGATAATCTAAAACGAGTAATTGTAGAAGATTTCGTTCTCCTTGCTTTGATTTATAATTCTGCATTAGCGGTACTGTTTGCAGTAATTAAGAGTATTTAGTATTCACCAGACGGTTCTCAATACCTAATGAGGATTAAGCACTCTGATCCCCTGCTATCCGTTTTTCAGACGTTTTAGCCTAATATCCTACCTTTTGAGTGATCTCACTGTTTTAGCAGCTAACATATTCTCGGATTCTGTACTTTTTCGGGCCAGCAGAAATGACTACAGCTCCCTAACACGGCGCGACTTGTACTATTATGTACCTCGCATGACTTCCGCTGGAGTGATTCACGCTACAGTTTTACTCCTCTCGAACTATGACATAATTATAGGTTTTTTAAGTGGTTATTGTCATTAACTATTTTCCACTGAGCTTTTCTATTCAGCTACATTTTCATTATGTTCTGGTTCTAACATAGTAATTTTACCTGTACTCAGGCAGATTGTTGCAACAATCTTCTTACCTTTACAGATATCTACGAATTTGTTTTTTACATCACTACTACTGATATAATCAACTGGTTCCATGATACTTGCGTTAAATCCATCCAAACATTTACAAGCATTACTTACAGACAAACGTAAGTACTTTTCAGTATATAAGCAATTAGCTATACTATCTTTAGTCTGATTATTAATAATATCAGACTGGTCTCCTTCTACTATAAAGTAAGAGGATTGAGATAAGATAGAACTAAGTTTACACCTTGCTTCTTTCATATCTTTAATGATACGAGATAATCGTATCATTTGTTTTAGTATAACTAGATTACTTACCATATGATTTTACTTTAGATAATGGAGAAATAGCTTTAATGCTATCTGGCATAATCCCTACAGATTTAATATAGGGATATCCAGAAGCTACTTCTTTCTCTATTACTTTAGTTCTCCACTTAACTACTGGTTTTGGTTCACCAATAGTTTTTACATTCACAATTGCGTCTGTTGTTCCTTTCACGGATACTTCTAATGTAGATAGGTCTACTTCGACATCTATCTTATCGACAGACTTATTCTCTTCACTATTAACTATAGGAAATTTTGGCATTTCTATAGGTGAAGGAATTACAGGTGCTGCCTGTACTACTGTGACTGTCTGTCGCAGTCCAAAGCCAATTATGCAACTGGCGATGAACATGCCGACAGCCGTAATAAATCTAAAATTCATATTTGATTATGCTATTTTAGAGAATGGTTAGTCTTTATACCCTATGAATTGTAAAAACCTACGCCATGCGTTTAATTTTTTTTTTCATTTGCGGGTTTGTCATCCTTTTTCTCCAGACTTTTTTCTGGATACTCCTTCTCTACTGGAGAAGTTATAGATGACTGGCAGTACGCAGCGAGACGAGAAGCCGGATCGCGATACAGATTGATAATCTGACCAACTTTCAAACGAAGTTCATCAGGTGTCGGACTTTCATCTTTATTGAAGAAGTTAGTCTTAACAGAACCTAACACCATTCGAGCAATCTTTCGATCGTTCTCCAGCTGATTTTTCTTAGATTCTTCTACTCCTTCAAGATTGAGTCCCCAATCTGTAAACAACTTATCAATGTACTCTTCACCTAAGTTCGAGATAACAGCCATAATAGCTTTATCTGTCTCGGGCTTCATCTCCTGATTGTCTTTCTGTCTCAATCGGAAATTCTCGTTAATAAGTGCACGAACAGTTTCTGCAACTTGCTCTTCACTCCATCCTGCCTTAATCAAATGATTACGCAATACAGAGTGAGCCATACACGGAGAACCCGTCTGTGAAGTATACAGATATACTGAGCTTCCTAAGCCTTTAAGTAAGCTAACAGGGCTGATACGGCTGAAGATTTCATTCATCCAATCACCTACTGTCATCTCATCCAATGCTAACTTCTTATCAGCATTAGTTTCCTTAAGGCCTCGCAATGTACGATACCATTCTACGGTGTTAACAATATTCGTTGCTACATTTCTCTCTTTGTTGATAAGGAAAGTTAACGCTTCGTCAATTTCCTCATCTGTTGTGATCTTGTTCGGATCAAGCTCCGGTACTTTAGTAACAGTCTTACCAGCATCTTTTGCTAGTTCTTCTGGAACTTCTGACTTGTTGAAGTCAATAGCTAGCTGACCGTCATTTCCTCCCGGTAAAGCTTTAGCTGGAGCTAGTTTAATACCTAGCATTTCAGCCATACCTTGCAACGGCATGAGTTGATTTGCATCAATCATCAGTTGCAATTCACCACGTTCACCACGGTTGAATAAATCTTGGCGAATATCAACAAGAGCAAGCAGATTTACTACATCAATCGTACGATTGATATCTGCATATACTTCAGGATAGCGTTTGGCAAGTTCTTCGTTGTTAGCGTAACGCTGTTGCATTACAAATGCTAACATGGCCTTTCCGTCTACCGATGAAGCTGTTGAACCTACAGGAATACCTGCACCGGTTATTCCACCTACAAGTGATGTTGCGCGCTTGAGAGCTTTCTCTTCAGGAGATACTTTGGGTTTGTCTTCTGTGACTTCTTCAGGAATGATTGTCGGAGTTTTGTCCTTCTTCTGCTTTTGGGTGCTAGGCTTCTGCTCCTTCTTCTGTTCCTTCTGTTCTTTCGTCTCTCCTTTCTGCTCTTTATTGGTTACTGTCTGTGCAGCTACTTGAGGCTTCTTTTCCTCTTTCTTGGTCTCTTTTGTTTCAGCTGATTTCTCAGCTTCTTTTACTTGTTGACTGTTCTTGTTGTTCTCTTTTGCTTCTGCTTTTGCAGCTGCTTTAGCTGCTTTCAATGCTGCCTTTCTTTCAGCTTTAGACATTTCTTTTTGTGCCATAATCTTGATAATTTTTTGGTGGTTAATAATGTTTTTAATATTTCAGTCGATAGAATATTTAAAGAGGTCAACTATCATCCTCTATTGCTGGTGAGTCACGCCCGTTAGCACAGGTATTACTAATCAATGCGTCTGATAACTTTAATTTCAATTCTGACATGTTACTCACAACCCCAGATAGGCGATTGGTGGTACCTTCTGTCACTGTACGCACTAAGCTTTGTGTGCATGCATAATTGAAGTCATCAACGGTGTTGATTAGCTGAGTAATGGAAGTATCTTGTTTGTTCATTCCTGAACGCACGATTACTTCCTTACTCAACATACCTACTAACAAGCCAGCTACGATGCAGGAGATATAAATCCACCACATCTTGTCACTGCGAAATCCTCTCGCAAAGACAAATGCTACTAATAGTAGCACAATAATCCAAATTGCTGACATGTTTGTAAAGTTTTAGTTTAACAATTGTTTTAATTTCTCTCTAGCTTTATTAAGCTGAGATTTTACTTGGCTCTCTGAGAGTCCAAGTTGTTCAGAAATCTGTTTGTAAGACATATTCTGAACAGTGCGTAGTTCGAGTATATATCGGTACTTGTATCGGAGTCTATTGAAGGCATTTGTTAATCTAGCATCAGTTTCATTGAAGATATAGTTATCTTCAGGCGAGTAGTCGGCCGAACTTCTCAATTGAACTGTGCTAGTGTCATCATCCAGCCAATAGTTTGCATTTTCCTTTTTAGTACGTCTAATATAATCAATACTACTATTTATAGCTATAGTCTTTAACCACATCTCAAATGAGATATTGTTAATATAACTATCTAGCTTAGAAAAAGCTTTAGTAAAAGTAACAGATAATAAATCATCTGCTGCATCTTTATTATTTACAATACGATATATTGTACTGTAAATAATTCGATTATACTTTTCATAAAGCTTTGTAAAGGCACTCTGTTTGCCTTCCTTCGCCTGTTTGATCAGATCGAAAAGCTGTTGTCTTTCTTCATCTGTCATAATTACGGGCTTTAGTGTGGGTTATAGTCAACCCAATGACTATAACCCTAAAATGGTAACTGTAATATATACTTACAATACCATTCATTCCATTCACTGTATAATTTACGGAAAGTATCCCAAATACATTCCATAAATTCAATTTTCAGATCACGTGTAAGAACCTCAACTGGTAATTGATTTACCATACCACAGACAATTCTAATTCTTACCTCTAGAGTAGTCTTAGAAGCTATGCCAATTTGCTGTAGTATCTGAGTATCATACCATGCTAATACTTTAGCTAATCTTTGTTTTCTGAAAAATGCGTGAAATTCTGTATCTTTTATTTCTCTGTTATATATTCTTAGAAATATATACCAGCTAGGTCTCCAATTTATCTGATTATATCTTATTGGACATTTATTCAGATAAGTATAAACAGTAATACTATTTACGACCATGACGACGTGTACTATTTGCTATTCTAAGTAATAATACGTTTATTTGCGCTAAGCTCCAGTCTGTTACACTTAGAATATAAGCTTTTGTAGCTTCAATTCCTCTGCCATTTATAGACATATCACTTATATAGCGCTCTGTAAATGCTTTCATCATATCATTACTGATATCTGGCATTTTTGTACCACGAATAGATTGCCTATAAGGTGGTAATGGGCATACTTCTGAGTATTCATGCTCGAAGAACAAGAATGCATCTGGATTATTACATACATTTTGTATTTCAATTGAGTCCTCAGATAATATTGTAAACTTACCTCTTTGAACAAGGTCATTCATAAGTAATGCAGAAGTAATTCTTAAACACGGTACTTCTCCTACTATATTGGCTAACAATTCATAGTTTTCTCCAATAATACGGTAGATTCCAGGATGGTTTAGTTTCATGACTTTTTGTTTATTTCTTTTTGAAAGTTATTTACTACTCCTGATATTGCAGACATACTTAGGTCTGGATATTTATCTAAGAGTTTACTTATCGCTTCAGATTCTGAGCGAGATTGATTAAGAATACTGATAAATTCAGTACGTTCGGCTTTAGAGTCAAACCATGCAAAGTATCTTATACGCATTGTTGTTGATAGTTTCTTGCTTTTTTTTCAAGTTCTCGAAATTTTGTCTCGTCTTCAGGAGTTAAATTACTTGCATCTATAAGATGAATAATTTCAGTGCCTCTTGTTTCCCAAAAGAAGAATATATTTCTTACTTTAGAAATTCCTTCTTTATAGTGATACTTATTCTTGTAACACTGCGGTACTACAGAGTTGATACGTTGTACCAATTTCTCTTTCATTCTTAATTCCTTACTAGCCTTGTCTAGAGGTTCAGGAAGTTTTTCTCTGATAAATTTTATTAATCCCATTTCAAATTAATATTTATTGATTAAACTTAATTTAATTTGTAGTAAGTAGGTGACTCGAACACCTTATCTCTTAGTAATATCTAAGGCTTCACTACCATGCAAAGCTTACTTACTCCAGCTTTCTACGACATTAGCTTAGCCGTTAGATTACTTACGCTACTAAGCGAGTGTAATCTGTTACATAACTTGTATTGCCAGTTATCTGCTTATTGACCTATTCTATTTCCTCTTTGTCGCTGTCAAAACCATAATGCCCCAGGGTGCCGTTATACGATACGGTCAAACGGCAGCTAACGATTCTTTACTGCAACCGTGCAGGACAATCCGTTACTAGACTGGTTATATGTACACGTACATTTTCAGTTTGTTCTAGTTATTTTATTCAACTGCAAAGGGCGTGGAGCATAGGGGAGTCGAACCCCTGTCCAAACGATGATTTATAGACCTAACAGTCAATTAGTTTATAAGATTAATTAAAGTATAACTCACGTGCAGAATTAAGCCATCCTTCCAGCTTTATTATTTAACACTGTTCACAGCACTCTCTACAGGTAGGCCTTCGTTATGTTATACAATACTCCTGCTATTTTTATAATTAATCTTATTAGTGGATATGTAGCCGACCAAAGCTACATATCCTATGGTCTTGAGAATGGTTAGTTCTCTTTATTACTGATCTTGATGATACTCGAATAATGATATATGACGAAACATATATGATACAAGATACACATTATTCAGTCTGATTTGATATCTCGACTAAAGCAGTTCAGTACTATTACTAATACGGGACAATCTTATTGTCGCGATCTCAGACATATGATCAGTAGTACACAATAATTCCACACTAATGATACAAAGATACGTAGTATGACCTGTTAATTCAGGTCTTTGTGTCGTTCAATATACTTTCGGCCCGTAGGGCGCTATAGATGTTCCTCCATAAACACTAAACTTGTTTAGATACAAAGATACTCAAGTTTGGAATCTCTTTTATTTTAGTTTTTTTAGCCTGATTAACCGTTACGGCGGGGAATCAAACTATTCCAGCGATAAGACCAGGAATTGGGGAAGATTTCGTCAAGCTCGTTTTGAGACTTGTCGATATCTTTGTCAATATCAATGAGATCCTTGTCAAACTGCTTCTTCAGTGCCGGAGCTTCATCATTCCAGGCCGTAACTGGCTTCTTACCACTCTTCACTTCTTCTGCGAGATTGTGCAAGTCCTTCATATAGGTCTTCATTCTCTGGTTCACGCGGTTACTACGGCGTAACTGCAATGCTGCGGACTTCTCAGTGTATTCACACTTTTGAACCACGTCGATGAGTTCGTTCGTAAGTTTTTCCTTACGGCGCTCGGCAATCTTTTCAGCTGCTTTCTTTACTACGTCATCGGTTACTTTGTTCGCGTTAGAGATAGACTCTTGAATGTCATCACTCTCGTTGTTTACATCAAAGATGTTCAATTTGTTTTCTTCTGCCATTTTGATAAATTTTTAAATGTTTGATACTATAGTTATTAATCACGAAATAATTTCTATGAAATTACATTTTTTAAAATATCTTTCTCTAGCTTCATATACTGCTACAGTGATATTTATAGGATAAACTTCTATCGGCCTATATTTCTGTTTCTCACACCAATACATTGCTGCTTCAGTTGTGAGCTTCCCAAAGTAAGCTACAGCTCTAATTCTTTCTTGAATATTCTCTGTAGCATTTATTTTAACTAAGGGATTGGTTGACCTACCCATTGTGTAAAGATTCTCTACGTTCTTTGTTCAGCCTAATTTTGCGTTGGCGATAACTTTCTCTCTCACCTGCTTTTATAAGCTTACGATTACCGTATGATTCTTTACGCTTGTTAGTATTCTGTGATATCAATATAAGATATCTACTAACACGTTTTTCTTCTGCTTTCAACTCATTTTTGAGTTTATTAGCAGCTTCTTCACATACTTCTATGTAGTCCTGTCTAGGATTCTTTTCTAGTTTCTCTAGTCTAATAAATTCCTCTAGGACTTTTATTCTTTTAGTCTTACTCATTTTTGATAATTTTAAGATTAAAAAAAGAACTATCTTACTTATTTGTATATCTTATTCGTAAGTAACCCATATCCTTCTTCTGACCTAAGCATTTTGCTTGGTTGACCGTTGTATAGTCCATTGTACTCTTGAATAGCTGTTTAGCAACAGCTAAACTTCCATTAGGGCTCTGGTTATAAATAGTTCTAGGTTGACTGAAATCCACCATACTAACAATTTAAAATTAGTAATATATAACAGCGGGCGGATACTCTGGCGGAATATCCTCCTTGGACTGTTCAAGTTGCATTCTGAGTTTACACTCATGAGTACATTCACTACAGTTAATTTTATTGTTAAGTGTAGGACAATCGTTTGTAACTAGATATAATTCTCTTTGTAAAAGAGAGTTTGTTCTAGCTACTTCTGACAAAATGATATTGGGATCTTGCCCAAATATAGGAGCGTATTCTTTGACAGTGTTAATATAACACTGTGTTAAGCTCCTTTTGTCTATTTCCATGACTTCTTTCGATTGTAAGGCTCCATTTTCTTATGCTTAGGCTTCTTTTTGAAGTCTTTCTGCTGATTTTCGTATTCTCTTTCTGTTCTTGCCATAACTAGTACAGTTTGAGAATAGAATCAAAACCTTTGATTATCTCGGGAAGCTTTGATAAACCGTAGTTGTGCAACACTACTTTTACCTTAGAAGCTGAACTTTCTGGAGTATTAATAATAATGCGTAATACTCTAGTTGTAGCTTGGTCTTCTTTGTTAAGAAGATATTTCAGTAATTCCTTACGGAATACTTCTTCATTCATCAATGATGGAGTTCCAATTTCATTGATGATATTGCTACAAAGTTCACTTACAGCCTTTATAGTGGTTGATATAGAAGCTTTGTTAGCATTTGCTACAGGAGCTATTACTACTTTCTGTAGTAAAGCTTCAGATACTTCTTTATCGTCTAACCTAGCAGCAGAGATATCTTCAATCTTCGCACTTGTGTTATTGAACACTAATTCAGCCATTTTTCTGATGATTTCATCATAATTCTTCTCAGGAGCTTCTCCATGGAAGGTAATAATAATTGCTTTCATTTTACTTTGATAGTTAATTAATAGTTATTTTAACTGTTATTGCGTATTCACCTAATTCAATATGAATAGCATCAGTAGGTAATTTACTGATAACAGGTAGTGGTGGATCTACTTTGATATTCATATCTGGATGAGATTTACACAGAGTTCTTGCTTTACTTAAAGGTATACCTAATATCTTAGTACACGCAAGTAAGTTTGCAAGATAGTGGTCTGTACCGAATTTTATTTCAGTGAGTTTACGACCTTCTTCTACTTTAATACGAGGCATTAGTTCCCTCCTTTGTTAATTTCTTTTTCATATTACTTAATGTTTTAAATTGTTAATATTATTGACGACGACCAGGATACTCTGGATTTTGTTTTAAGTTAGTATCAACTAGAAATTAAAAACATAGCTTATGTTCGTTCTTTCTTAGAATAAATAGTATCTATTCTAATCACATTTGTTAATAATAAGATAACAACACTTTGTTTCTATGACTCTCTCTATAGTTTTAACTCATAAGCAGGATTGCTGTCAAACTTTCCTTATTGGAGTACCTGATTTTAACGTCTGCACGATTATAAACACAAATACGAGTATCTCGGATATTACCCGCTATTGCCGTATTCAAGGGAATAATATACGATATGCATTTACTTACGCCCCACAGGTTTGTCATCTTCTGAAGATGTATACTCTATCTTCACAGACTGAGTATACTTAAAGATACTACTATTAAAGATGATTTAGTTATTTTATTCTCTCTTTACAAAAGCAGTATCTTTAGTATTGTCATAAGTGTTAGACAATTTATCTAATGAGTCTTTATAGTGTTGACTTCTGGCTCCGCTCATTACTTTGTTATAAGTGCTTCTGTTCGATTCATATATAGTTACGATGTCACTATTAGACAATGAAGTTCCATGTTGCCTTAGTATATCTATTAAGACAACGTCTGGCATTGTAAGAAATACACTGTCTATGTGCATGTAACGTTTTGTGTCCTCTCGAAACTGAAGAACTTCCTGTATTGTAGGTACAACTTCAGTATAAGCTGTGTCAGCACAAACTTGTTCTACATTATCCTTTTCAGGATTGATGAGATTGTCAACTTTATCGTGACAGATAAAGGTTAGTGCGCTAGCAACTAACATTCCTAATAGAATTAGGATTGTTGCTAAACTCCAGGCTACTGCTGAGCCTCTTCCTCTTGAATAGTTTGGTAATTCATTTTCCATTTCTTGATAAATGTTTTAATAGTTAATAAATATGAGAACTTAATCTATACCAAATATATGTTTCATATATAGTGGTCTAAATGTTTCAGCTGCATATTCTGCTGCTTCTTTGTTGATAAACCTCAAATGAGTATCGACATAAGCAATCGCAGTACCAAGGCCATCGGCAGAATACAGACAGAACAAACCCGCACGGGAACCATCTTTAATCTTATTCCAATCAATGTACCACCAACTGTACCATGTTTTGATTGGTTTGTTTTGTTGGTAGACTGGTATCCACGGTTTGTTTCCATTAGCAATAAAGTTAATTGCTTCAGTGATAGTACTCAGCATGATATACAGTATGACATGCTCATCTAACTTCCTGCGCTTATCAATAGGTTTTTTACCTAATACAGCACAAGCACTTTTGTAATCTTTTACTTGTTCGAACATAGTTTTGATTAATATTTGTTTAACATTTTGGATAACTGTTCAATTTGATTAGATACTATATTAAAACTAACTCTATCTATATTCTTTATTGACTTAGCTACTAATTCTAAATCTTCTATAGATCTTCTGATAGATGCTTTAATACCTACTCTAGTAAGAGGTCCAATAGGTACTCTTGCTCCTAATTCCTGTAATTTTTTGTTTCGAGCTTCAATAGCTTCAGGAAATGTAGCAAATGTTCCCACTTGGATATTTTCACCATTGTGACGTATTATTACACGATAAGGCTTACTCTTATTATACCTACATAGATATATATACTTTTGGCTTTTACTTCTTGTCATTTTATAGTATCTCCTACAAAATAAGTATTATAATATAGATAATCTCTAACATATACCTCTTTAGTCTTTTTACTAAAAGGGTTCATGAGTTCTAACACATAAGTGTCTGAGTTCCGTACGTACTTATTAGTTACAATATAGTTTTTATATTGTGCTTTAAGTTCTACATAATTATAATAATCATAGTCTGCACAATATTTACTTATTGATACTGTTGCTATTAATATTATAATTAATGCAATTAAAAATTCACTGATACTTGTGAGTATACTATTTGAATAACTTCTTTTTACTATCATGTTATGTTGTTCTAATAGTTACTCTAGTAGGCTCATTATCTTCCCATTTTACATTAGGAAATGCTTCTTGTGGAAGTTCTACTTGATTGCTATTATTATACCAATAGCCCTGATTCCTTAGGGGTTTACTAAAATATAAAAATAGCTCTCCATCTTTATCTCTAGCTACCCATGCACGAATTGATTTCTTTGCTCTCATAATTATTGTTTTTAAGTTAATGAATGTACTCAGAGCGGGAATCGAACCCGCATGATTGTAATAATCATCAGAGTTTAAGTCTGAAGCGTCTACCAATTTCGCCATCTGAGCATTGTTAATAAAAAGTAAGGCATTAGTTTTCATAGGTACAAACTGGAAGATTTATTTAACCTATTACTTAACACACTCGCCACGTGAAGGCTGCCTTATGAGTGCAACTAGTATATCTATATTCACATATAAACATACTAGCAATACTACTCTTAGTATTCCACAAATCCATATTAAGCTAACGGAACATGAGTTGAGGACTATCCTACGCTTAGGACTAATAAGTATAACATGATTCAGAAGCTCTCTATTGTATTAGTATATGGAAGATTGTTATACTGCATGATTTTAAAGTCTGCACTAATACTATTTTACAGATGAGTATTTTAAGCTTTCCCGTACGTACTTGCTCTGTATGAATAGATATAAGCCCCACATGCTTGTCAAGGATTCTCACCTTAAAGAGTGCAGTATTTCTACTGCATTAACTTTATTGTATTTATGCTAACATTATAAGGTTCTAATTTTCTTATAAGTTCATTTATTTTTTCTTGTGTAACTACTTTAGGGAATATATTATATTCTCCTATGCAACTATCTATATAATCTTTGGCTTCTTTAAGACTAAGACTAATGGTGTTAAATTGTTCTCTTAGTATTTTTATTATTTGTATTTTAGTTTCGTTACCAACTTCTTTAGATATATACATATTCATTTTCACAAAGTTTACTTTATCTTTGTTTGTACAAGAGGTTTGTGTTTTGATAAGAACGGTTAATATGTTGTCAAACTGTTCTGTTGAACATGTTTTAACTATGGCATCTATTAGATTTTCTATAGATAGTGTCTTATTGTTGATAAGATTATCTATTACATACTGTTGAATACAAGATATTTCTTTCATAATTTGATATTATTTCTTTTTTAATACTTTAATATTTTCAGCATTGTCCATCAGCATACAAAATACAAAAATTGGCCAGATAATTATAAAAAACGGGTATAGTAATATATCTCTTAAGGTTATTTCTTTACACTTATTATAAAGATAGATTAAATATACAATGCCAAATAGTATACCTAATAGAGTATAAATATAAAATACTTTTGTTTCCATATAATTGATTTATTTGTTAGTTAATGCAATAAAAATAATAGAGTAAGCGCATTAATGTGCCGATGTTGCGTTATGCGGCTACAAGCTATGCTAAGAGCTACGTACGATATGCCGTCTCATTTTCTCTTACTCTATTAACACTTAGAATATTACATCTGACCGTAATATATTACATTTGCCTGTGAAGCGCAAATAACTAAGAGAGATACTTATTGTTCAGTTAGTATCAGACTGTCAAGAACCTCATTAAGCCTATCGAGGTATAGCTTATTCCCATCTATACTTGCTTTAGTTAGTTGCTACAAAGGGTGCACTCACAGCGAACCTAACTGTGCCCTTACCACGTGGATTCATAATCGGTCTTTACTTGTGCATAGTAAATAGGATTATGTTTTTCTTGACTCTGCATTCTGTCGGGCTTGTCACCGGCACTCGGCTGCATTAAGAAGAGAAGTATAATAACATAGTCCTTAGCGCTACCTAAGTCTTTATAAGGGCATACCTAACTTATATTATTATACTTTAACGTGGTTAAGCTATGTTTCACAACATATGTAGATAATTTGCATTTCATAGAATAATTACTTTGCGAATAATTTGTGCATTTTACACCTAAAACTTATAACTACGTAACGCATAGCCTGAATATTACACGTTCTCTATCAGTCCACAGAATTCACTGCTTCACACGGCAGCTGAGTACGCCCTTACGTCTGCCAACTATACTATTATAAGAAACTGGTGCCCTCAATGTCTTGGGAAGTTATTGAGTTTTTTAAAGTAACAGACTATTATTTCTCCGGTCTGTCAGCAGATACTTGTATAATGCGTGATACGGGTTAATAAGTTAATGGTTGTCCTCCTTGAGGAGCTTGCGTGAAGATTGGTTGTTGACCTTGCGTAGTAGGAGCTGTAGCAGGTTGTACTACTTGTCCTCCAACTATTTCAGGTTCTGGAGTAGTTGGCATAAGCTGAGGGGCTTTATCTTCTTCAGCTGGTATACAATAAGCACTGAATGCTCTTTGCCCTACTTCTTCAGGAGAACCTCCACGTATCCATTGTTTTTCTCCGAATTCGTCAATGTAATATTGACAGAATATACGTAATGTGGTGTAAAGAATGGGTTTTCCACCTTTCGATACAAGTGAACCAGCTTTGATTGCTTCAGTAGCTGGTCGAGTTGCTGTTGCAGGTCTTGCTGGATGGTCTGACAGATGTTGTTTGTAGAACTTCTGTGGTGGACACCAGTCAATCCAACATCCTGTTACATACTGTAATTCTTCAGGAATTGGTTGGTCTGTTTGTGCTGCTCCTCCATGTTGAATTGACAATAATGGGGTAAGCATGTTTACAATGGGTTGAATAAAACAAGTAAATGTTTGTGGTTCTTCCCAAATACACATTACATTTTGAAGCTTAGCAACTACATATTTAGTGCCTGCATTTTGCTTGCCTGCTTCAACTGTTTTGATTAACGGTTCGATTAATTTATAACGTGCCATGACATGATACACTTACCTATACAGTGTGAGGTTTTTGGTGATTTGTAAATTATAGCTATATATTACTTGATGAGGTAATACATTGAAAATGGGAGAAGTGGAAGAATGTGGGTGAGTGGTATATTATCACACACCCACCTAAACAATGGCAAACACTATGAATTCCTTCCTGCTTCCCCCAATGTTGAGCAGCTGTGGCTGATTTGCTTCCTGTGCGCAGCCTTTGTGGCAATACTGAGTATTGAGTACTGTGTACTATGTAATTGCATACATTCACAATCTGCTACATTTAGATAGTTCTACTTTCCTACGTAACTCAATGTTTGTATATGAAAATAACATATAATTTGATGTAACAGTAGCACTGTCATAATCATCAGGATGTGATATTACTTTGAATGACTCTTTAAGAGTAAGCCAATCCCGTACGAATACCTTCCTATATCTATAGAAAGACAACATAATAAGCCAATAGCCTATATACAATTTGATTTTGTTAAGCATATTTATAAAGTTTTAAGTTGATAATCAAAGCAAATAAGGGCTATTACAGCCCTTATATTAATCCCAATTGAACCATGCATCAGCATAGTCTTCATCTGTATCAGATGGAGTAAATAAACAATCAGACATAATAAGTAAGATTTAGTTAATAATGCAATGATTGACAGTAGTAGTTGATTTGCTTTCTGTTGCGTTTTCATAAGTAAACTCACCAAACCCTACCGGGGACTTCCCGATTTCTAACAGCGGTGGGGGATTTGTTTGTGGGTAGTCCACACACGGGCATCTTCTATTAATTTTTTATTTCTAAAAAAAATTATAATTTTTGTTAAAATTATGTAATTATTCTTAATACTTACGTTATTAGTGATATGAATATAGAATACGAAATAATAGGCAATACCATCCCATTTGATAAATCTGCGGGAATGTATAGTAGATCTACGCATATAGGTAATGCAGATGACGGATGGTCTGAGATAGTAAAGATAGACGATAAGTATTATATGGTTCAGCAAGGATTACAAGAACACGAAGGGCATATATACATGAGTCAAGTAAAAATAATATCCATAGAAATTTTAGATTAATATGAAACTAATAGAATCTAGTGTACAGATAATTGAGGAAAAAGATCCTTATAAGATGATAGAGTTAGCAGGGAGAACTTGTTATAAGAGTGAGAATAATATAACAGAACATAGTGCTAAAGAGTTCGTAGACCGCATGATCAAGTTAGGGCATGGAGCTATGCTAGACACGGTACTATTTATCTTACTGTTGCTAAGACAGCTATGAACATTGGAGATCCTATATTCTATGTTAGAAATAAGTACTCTAAAGTAAATGAAGATGATTTATTCTATTATATAACTACTAATATACGTGTTATTGTAGAGAATAACAGATTAGATGATTTACAATATCAAGTAGAGCCTACAGAGCATCATGAGATACGTATTACAGCGAAATTTATATGTGATAGAGGAGTAAGGTCATGAGTTTGTAAGACATAGAGTATTTAGCTTTGCACAGGAGTCTCAAAGATATTGTAACTACAGTAAGGATAAATTTAATA